ACGGACAAGGCCAAAAATAGTTTGGCGGTCGTAGCGAAGGGCATCAGGCTGTTTGCGCATTGATGCCGAGATACGCTTCCAGTCTTCGCGGTCGTTGTCGATAACTTCATTTTTTGCCCAGCGATGGATGCTGCCGTCAATGTTTCCGGCATCCACATCACCAGGCCAGAGAGCGTAGGCCAGTTCGTCATCCAGTGTTTTCCATGTCTGCTTGTATTCGCGATGAATGGCAGCAATGACCGGGCTGATTTTTCCTGTTGAATTTTCAGTGTACTGTTGATTGGCTCTGGCGCGGGCGAGATCAACAACAGACGTGTATTTTCCGGTTTCCTTGCGTTCACCTTCACGACGTTTTTTCCAGATGCGCATCTCTGCCTGAATTTCGGGCCATTTAGCACCAGGAATACATTTATGCTTAACCCACCCAATGGCGTGCAACTTAAGCTCCGGATACATGGCGTTAACTTCTGGCATTTTCATCAACGCTTCAACGATATGTCCGTCGAATGTTGCCATGTCTTCCTGCAACAATTCCTGTGCGCTAATAACCATATCAACGGTGATGTTTTCACATGTGTCGAACTTAACCATGACAGCGTTCTGTACTTCAGGGGCCAGCTTGTCAAAAGTGACGTTCATCGGATCGGATTCAGTCTCAACCGGGACAAAAGAAGCAGACTCCTCATCCCAGCGGTTTTCCTGCATATATTCAGCATCCATGAATCGAGGCAGGGCGGGTATGCCAGGTTTATCCTCGCAGACAATAAATTTATAAGCGCAGTCCTGAGCAGCCGGATAATGTTCCAGGAATTGCCAGTGAAATTTTGCTCGAGCACGGCGTTCGTCGCCAGCTTCAATGGCTGTGGCTACAGCCACAGCGCCTTCTTCCCTTGTTGCCAGTTCGTCAGGAATAGCGGCGCAAATAAAGACTTTACTCATTTTGTTTTAACCTCATGACAGATTTAAGGATGAACAAATCCCTGCCATTGCTGGCATATAAGAATGAAACCGGATATTTATTACGGAACTGTTTTAAAGACCTGCCGGGATTTCGATATTATCCTGGTGAATAACTTTATCGACCGGGTAACAGTTACCGGGAATTTTCTGTTCGGTTGCTGCAGTCATACACTCCTGCATTGTCCTGTGAACACTGACTGCAATATCAACTGGCACTCCGGAAACAAGAAAAACTGTCAGAACAAGCGCAAATGCTGAATTCATTGTGCACATCCTTTTGGCATCAGACGTAAACGAGCCAGCATTGAAACAATGCATATTTTATTTAATAGCTCCCGTTCTTGTTTTCTCTTGTTAATGGCATCTTCAGTAAATACAGGGTTACTGATAGTGACACCAATTTCAAAACAACCTTCAGACGTATTAACGTTTGGTAATAACGTTTTCATTATCGCGTCCTCAACAATGAATTTTGTGATGCAGTGCCTGGTGCCTCCAGGTGACGTTAACCAGTTAACAATTAACGTCGGATACAGAGAATCCACCCATAACACTGTTTTTGGTTTTAACTGTTCCGCGTGCGCTTAGCCGCATTCACCGCATCACAAAATTCACTTTAAAAACGGCGGCAGAGCAGTCACGGAGTAAAACTGATACCGCCAAACGTCACCAAAAAATTGATAACAGAGGGCGTTGCAGCGGGGTTGTCACTTAAGCGTATGGTCAACCTGACAACTCGGTGTCCTCAACGGGGAAGGAATAACCCCGCCATACTTACCGCCGCGCCATTTTGCGGGTTGCCACAACCGGAAGCGCACGGTCGAATTAAATTTAACGACACCGTACAGTGAGACGAACTTCGCCGTGCGCTTTCGTGTTGTGTGCCTGCTTTTAACCACGTCAGGCGAGGTGGTATCCTTAAAATCACCACAGTTTTAAGGATTCATTAAGCAATGTCGCAACTGGATTTGCCCCTATATTTCCAGACATCTGTTATCACTTAACCCATTACAAGCCCGCTGCCGCAGATATTCCCGTGGCGAGCGATAACCCAGCGCACTATGCGGATGCCATTCGTTATAATGCTCGAACGCCTCTGCAAGGTTCTTTGCTGCCGTTAACCCGTCTGGTTTGGGCATGATACTGATGTAGTCACGCTTTATCGTTTTCACGAAGCTCTCTGCTATTCCGTTACTCTCCGGACTCCGCACCGCCGTGTTCTTCGGTTCAAGTCCCAACATCCGGGCGAACTGGCGTGTTTCATTAGCCCGGTAGCATGAACCATTATCCGTCAGCCACTCCACTGGAGACGACGGAAGATCGTTGCCGAAGCGGCGTTCCACCGCTCCCAGCATGACGTCCTGTACTGTTTCACTGTTGAAGCCGCCGGTAGTCACCGCCCAGTGCAGTGCCTCACGATCACAGCAGTCCAGCGCGAACGTGACACGCAGTCTCTCTCCGTTATCACAGCAGAACTCGAACCCGTCAGAGCACCATCGCTGATTGCTTTCTTTCACGGCCACTCTGCCTGTATGTGCCCGTTTCGATGGCGGTACAGCAGGTTTTCGCTCAAGCAACAGCGCATTCTGGCGCATGATCCGGTAAACACGTTTGGCATTGATCGCAGGCATACCATCAAGTTCTGCCTGTCTGCGAAGCAGCGCCCATACCCGACGATAACCATACGTGGGCAGCTCTCCGATAACATGGTGTATACGGAGAAGCACATCCGTATCATCAGTGTGACGACTGCGGCGGCTATCCATCCAGTCATCGGTTCGTCTGAGAATGACGTGCAACTGCGCACGCGACACCCGGAGACAACGGCTGACTAAGCTTACTCCCCATCCCCGGGCAATAAGGGCGCGTGCGCTATCCACTTTTTTGCCCGTCCATATTCAACGGCTTCTTTGAGGAGTTCATTTTCCATCGTTTTCTTGCCGAGCAGGCGCTGGAGTTCTTTAATCTGCTTCATGGCGGCAACAAGTTCAGAGGCAGGAACAACCTGTTCTCCGGCGGCGACAGCGGTAAGACTTCCTTCCTGGTATTGCTTACGCCAGAGAAATAACTGGCTGGCTGCTACACCATGTTGCCGGGCAACGAGAGAGACCGTCATCCCCGGTTCAAAGCTCTGCTGAACAATTGCGATCTTTTCCTGTGTGGTACGCCGTCTGCGTTTCTCCGGCCCTAAGACATCAATCATCTGTTCTCCAATGACTAGTCTAAAAACTAGTATTAAGACTATCACTTATTTAAGTGATACTGGTTGTCTGGAGATTCAGGGGGCCAGTCTAGCAACCACCAATAAATCCGCTTAAGAACATGAAAATTGATTACTGGTATAAAGCGCTTACAGTTGTTGGCGCTGCGTTGTTTGTCTTTAATGGAACGTCTTTTTTTGACAGATATCCCGTTGTTCCATTGGTTTTTTTGTCCTCCGGCATCTTTTTTATTGGTTTGGGGGAGTGGATTAATCACCCTCTCAAAGTGAGATTTATTGGTCCTGGAGTTTGGACTCGTGGATATAATCGTTCTTCGTGCGCACTCGGTATCATCTTCGACATACTTGGTTGTTTCCTGATTATTACAGGAGTCGTCAAGTTCTTCTGATGTAAAACCGCAAATGGGGCACGTAACGGGAATTTTGAAAAGCGTTTCTCCGGGTTCCAGAACAAAATTTTCTGCGGTCTGATTTTGCTTCTCATATTTGTGCTCCGCGTCATTGTGAGAGCACATTCTTATTCTGAGTGCCTGTTTAAACTCACTGAAGCTGAGAGCTTCTTCGCCTTCGGCAAGGCCTTCGAAGTATTCTTCGTAAGCCTTTTCCATGATTGTGTCGAAATCCATATCACTCACCTGAGTTTCTTTCCAGCCAGCGACGCGCTCCAGATTCGGTTTTAAACGTTTTGCTTTTGGTATACGTCATTGCGGTGAACGTACCGTCCTGGTTGGGGAACACGCCACATACCAGAGATTCGCTGTTGCCAAGATCGATAGTATCCATGCTGACCTCATTTCCCCTTAACGCCGGGGTCGCGGAACTGTTTGCTGAGAACACCGTGCGGTGTCTTGATGGAAAGTAATTTAGAATAACCTAACATGAGAGGCAAGTGTTTTTTGTTAGATTGATCTAACAAAAAGAGTGGGCGCAACTAATCACTTGAAAAGAATGTTATTTTATTGATTTATTTTTACGCGCTTTAAGCATTTCTTCGAAGAGTTTGTTGAAGTTTTCTACTCTTGCGCGCATTTCAGACAGCAAGGCTTCCTGCTCGGAAGATGGAAGAGCATCGAATAATTCGATCAATTCTTTGTGGTTGGGAGTTAGCTCTGTTTCCACATGAAGTTCTTGTGCAGGCACTGGTGCCTTGTCTTCGTCACCAAACATTAGCCATGTAGGTGAGCACTTCAGAGCATCCGCTAAAGCAAACAATCGTTTTCCGACTGGCTGGGTTTCGTCTCTTTCCCATTGTGAAATTGTGACGTGAGCAACTCCAGCGAGGCGCGCAGCTTCTCGTTGTGTTAAGCGTAATTCTTTTCGTCGCGCCAGAACTCGCTGGCCTAGGGTTCTTGTATCCATAGTTAGGTAATTCTAATTTTTCTTGACTTAGGTATCCCGCGCACAATAATGTTAGAAAAGTCTAACAAGAGGGGGCTTTGATGCTTAAAGTTGACGCAATTACTTTTTTTGGCAGCAAAACAAAGCTTGCCAATGCCGCAGGAGTGAGACTGGCAAGTGTTGCTGCTTGGGGGATACTGGTTCCTGAAGGTCGCGCGATGCGTCTACAGGAGGCATCTGGCGGGGAGCTTCAGTATGATCCCAAAGTTTATGACGAATATCGTAAGACGAAGCGGGCGGGGCGGTTGAACAATGAAAATCACTCCTGAACAGGCTCGTGAGGCTCTGGATGCCTGGATATGTCGACCAGGAATGACACAGGAGCAGGCGACGATATTAATCACTGAAGCATTCTGAGCTTTGAAAGAGCGCCCGAACATCGATGTTCAGCGTGTCACAGATGAAGGTGGCGCGGTTGATCAGCGAGCGCTTGGCGTTAATCGAGTGAAGATATTCGAACGCTGGAAGGCTATCGACACTAGGGATAAGCGTGAAAAGTTCACGGCGCTAGTGCCTGCAATTATGGAGGCTATCCGGATTAATGATTTCAGGTTGTATCGTGAAATTAGTGACGGAAAAAGCATCACGTACATGATCGCCGGGTTAAACAAAGAATATGGCGATGTGGTGGAGTCCGGACTGCTTTTTGCTGATCCTGCCGTAGTGGATCGTGAAACTGACGAACTTATAGAAAAAGCAATTGCTTTCAAACTTGCGTATCGACAGCAATACCAACAAAAAGCTGGATGGAATTATGAGTCTTCTTTTTGCTGAACGCCCACTGGTTATAAACACGCAGCTGGCAATGAAAATCGGCTTAAACGAAGCCATTGTTTTGCAACAACTGCACTACTGGTTGAGAGATACCAACTCCGGTATGGAATGTGATGGTGTTCGCTGGATTTATAACACAACGGAACAATGGCTGGAACAGTTCCCATTCTGGTCAGAGTCAACGTTAAAGCGCGCGTTTGCAAGTCTGAAAACGCTGGGGCTTTTGCGTTGTGAAAAGCTCAATAAATCAAAGCGCGATATGACCAATTTCTACACGATTAACTATGGGAGCGAGCTTTTAGATGATGGCAAATTGAGCGAATCCATCGGTTCAAAATGCGCCGCTCCATCAGGTCAAAATGACACGATGGAAGAGGTCAAAATGAAACGCTCCATTGGTTCAAAACGACCCAATGTCATCGGGTCAAAATGGCCCGATGATCCTACAGAGAATACAACAGAGATTACTACAGAGAATAAAAACACTTTTCGTCCGGAAGCTTCGCAACCGGACCCGCAGACGGCTGAACAGGATTTTTTAATCCGGCACCCTGGCGCAGTTGTGTTTAGTGCGAAAAAACGCCAGTGGGGTAGCCAGGAGGATCTGGCGTGTGCGCAGTGGATATGGGGGCGGATCGTGGGTCTCTACGAACAGGCCGCCAGTGATGATGGCGAGATCATGCGACCAAAAGAGCCTAACTGGACTGTCTGGGCCAATGATGTGCGCACAATGCGGATGCTGGATGGCAGAAGCCACAGACAAATTTGTGAAATGTTTGGTCGGGTACAGCGGGATCCATTCTGGGTAAAAAACATCATGAGCCCGTCAAAGCTCCGCGAAAAATGGGACGAACTGGTCATCCGCCTAGGGCGTTCACCTGTACAGCGTTGTGTTAATCATATTTCTGAACCGGATACAGAAATTCCGCCTGGTTTCAGAGGATAAGTTTTGATTTCAGGTCATGAGGTAATTTTAAGGGGGACTTGTGGCAAAAGTTTTTACACAAGAAGAGCGGGAAAAATTAAAGGGCAGGTGGTGGAACTCGTGCGCCAGAGCGGTCGTGAGACGTTACGGCAACTGGAAGCTAAAACAGGTGCGACTAGATATCTGATGAGCGTTCTTGCCAGAGAGCTGGTAGCCAGTGGCGATGTATACAACTCCGGCTACGGGTTATTCCCGTCTGAACAGGCGCGTAAGGACTGGCAAAACGCCCGCAAAAAACTCTCGAGGGCAAAGGTGAAGAAAACAGCTGTGGTTGATCCGGACCTTATCTGGTCGTTACCTGATGGAGAAATACGTCGCTACGACAGTCGCCTAAACATAATCTGTCGCGAGTGCCGGATGAGTGAAGTTATGCAGCGCATACTGGCATTTTATCAGGGATAATGTTAGGTATTTTAGACGTTACTAGATTAAAAAGCATTAGTTCAGGAGTGAATTGACATTCTCATTTTTCATGGCACAGGGTAGATCTGGCGTGGTTGTCCGCTTTGTGCCAGAAGCGGACATAGCAGGTGCCAGATGCATTTGTTATTCTTCATTGAATTGAGCAGTATCCTTAACAGGAACTCTGAATACATAAATGAAGATGAAAAACATGTCTGAAGTGTTGACCCAAGAAAAGCTTATTTTTGTTGCCCAGAGACTAAAGGCCCTCGCGCAGTCAGGCCTGACCTATTCAAAAGACGTCTTTGACAAGGAACGCTATGAAGCCTTGCGTGAAATTGCCGCTGGACTGCTGAGTTCGCAGTTTGATATTAGCCGCAATGATTTGTTTCATGTATCGGAAACGGGTTACGCGACGCCCAAAACAGATGTGCGTGCGTTTATCCTGCGTAATAATCGTATTCTGATGGTGAAAGAGGCTGCAGATGGATTATGGAGTCTTCCTGGCGGATGGGCAGATGTTGGAGATACACCTTCTGAAGCTGTGCGTCGAGAAGTCGAAGAAGAAACCGGATTAAAAGTCAGAGTGACTAAACTATTGGGAGTTTGGGATCGTAATCTTCACGGCCATCCGCCTTTACCCTGGCATGTTTACAAGCTGATTTTTCTCTGTGAAGAAGTAGGTGGCAGCCTGTCAATCAGCCATGAGTCACTCGATGCTGATTTTTTTGATGTCAACGACCTGCCTGAATTGTCGCTTTCAAGAATTGTGCCTGAGCAGATTGCTGTCAGCCTGAGAGTAGCGAAAGGTGATGAAAAAACATGGTTTGATTAACTTTCTTCTGCAACCATTAAGGAATGGCAATGATATTCAACGCTAAGGGTTTTTTATTCGATATGGACGGTACGCTGGTTGATTCAACAGCCGTAGTGGAAAGCGTCTGGAGAGATTTTTGTGCAGAATACGGTCTTGATACTCAGGCTGTGATTGCTTACGCACACGGGCGGCAAACGATTGATACACTGACGCATTTTATTGGTGCAGGTGAGAAAACCAATAAAATCGCGGCCTCACTCGAAGAGGTTGAAATCAACATGACAGAAGGCGTTACTGAAGTAAAAGGGGCCGCTGCACTCTTATCAAAACTGCCACCGGATAGCTGGGCACTTGTCACTTCTGCAGGCAGAATGCTTGCCGAAAACAGGATGAAAGCGGCTAATCTCCCCTTACCCATAGTAATGGTGTGTGCAGAAGATGTAATGACGGGAAAACCAAGTCCCGAGGGTTACATCAAAGCAGCTTTGGCTTTGGGCCTTGAGCCTGGTGAATGCGTGGTATTTGAGGATGCATCTGCGGGTATAAAAGCAGGGCTGGCAAGTGGAGCTTCGGTAATAGCTGTTCAGCCTGACGCTCTGGGATCATCTGAAGCCCATGCCGTCAGCAAACTGTCTGACATTATGGTCAAGATTTCCGGAGAACGTTTCAATATCATCTGTGGTTAATCACGTTACACAATACGCATCAATGGACGCTGAGTAGTTCGCGAGTTTTAAACTTCCAACGTCCGCTTTTCGCTCAAAGCGGACTAGAAGGTTAGCTTGTATCGGACTTTGCGTATTAAATGACTAGTGGTTGAGCCCCATTTCCACAGAAAAAATCAGAGAAACTATACCCAATAGTTGTATTGAATCACTGACGAGACAGCCTCATATTCATCAGGACTGGTGTACGTCCAATACAGGAGGTTGTGGTGCTGGTTCTCAAATGTGCGCTGGCTATTACGGCTGTAATGGCGATTTATTGTCTTGCTATTGTTCTTATGGATCGCCTTTCTGACTGATTTCACATTGGCGAGGTAACGGTAGTTAAGTAGAATGGCTGCGGGTGCTTGAGGCTATCTGCCTCGGGCATGAACACCAACGGCAGATAGAGAAAAGCCCCAGTTAACATTACGCGTCCTGCGAGACGCTTAACATTAATCTGAGGCCAATTTCATGCTAGACACATGTAGGTTAGCCTCTTACGTGCCGAAAGGCAAGGAGAAGCAGGCTATGAAGCAGCAAAAGGCGATGTTAATCGCCCTGATCGTCATCTGTTTAACCGTCATAGTGACGGCACTGGTAACGAGGAAAGACCTCTGCGAGGTACGAATCCGAACCGGCCAGACGGAGGTCGCTGTCTTCACAGCTTACGAACCTGAGGAGTAAGAGATCCGGCGAGGGAGAAATCCCTCGCCACCTCTGATGTGGCAGGCATCCTCAACGCACCCGCACTTAACCCGCTTCGGCGGGTTTTTGTTTTTATTTTCACGCGTTTGAAGTTCTGGACGGTGCCGGAATAGAATCAAAAATACTTAAGTAGCGCGCAGGGATAAGAGGGATGGTCCCTTAAAGGGGAGAGCTAATTATCCGGAAGGATTCTGATGATGAACATCGAAGAACTGCGTAAAATTTTTTGTGAAGATGGCCTCTATGCTGTGTGCGTTGAAAATGGAAATCTTGTTAGTCATTACCGCATTATGTGTTTGCGAAAGAATGGGGCTGCGTTAATTAATTTTGTGGATGGTCGAGTGATAGACGGATTTATCTTGCGCGAAGGTGAGTTTGTCACTTCATTACAGGCACTGAAAGAGATTGGAATAAAAGCAGGCTTTTCAGCTTTTGCAGAAGAATAAACTCATCTACAATCTTGCGCGGGGCTGAACTCCCGCTGAGTAACACCGTGCCACCGGAGAAAACCGATGGCACGCAACGTAAAATATTACAATTCTGATAATTCGCCCGTTCTTGCCTGCACGCACGAGCGGTATTCTCACGCATTCAAGTCTGAATGGTTCCAGCACCCTCCATGCACTGAAGAGCAGGCTGAATGGATAATTCAGTGTTACCGCAGGCGCGGATACGAGGTTAAGAAAGCTCTTAGTCTCGACTACCGTCACTGGATAATCTCAGTCAGATTGCCTTACTCCGAACGCCCACCGCGTCCGTCCCGTACATTCCAGCAACGCATCTGGAGGTAACGTGCGGGTATTACTTCGACCTGTTCTGGTACCGGAACTCGGGCTGGTGGTCGTTAAGCCGGGCCGTGAATCCATGCCGGTATTCCACAATACCCGGGTACTGGTGGAGCCGGAACCGAAAAGCATGCGTAATCTGCCGTCCGGGGTCGTTCCTGCCGTTCGCCAGCCGCTGGTGGAAGACAAAACATTGCTGCCGTTTTTCAGTAACGCACGGGTAATTCGTGCTGCTGGTGGTGCTGGTGCATTGTCTGACTGGCTGTTGCGCCATATTAAATCCTGCCAGTGGCCACACGGCGATTATCATCACAGCGAAACCGTTATTCACCGTTATGGTACCGGCGCAATGGTGTTGTGCTGGCACTGCGACAACCAGCTGCGTGACCAGACATCCGAATCACTCGAGCAACTTGCTCATCAAAACCTGTCAGCATGGATGATTGACGTCATCGGTCACGCAATAAGCGGTACGCAGGAGCGTGAATTATCTCTGGCTGAATTATCCTGGTGGGCGGTCCGCAATCAGGTGGCGGACGCGCTACCGGAAGCGGTATTACGTCGCTCGCTGGGATTACCAGCGGAAAAAAACTGCTCGGTGTACCGCGAAAGCGACATCGTGCCGGGAGAGCAGACCGCCACCAGCATACTGAAGCAGCGCACAAAAAATCTTGCGCCGATGCCTCACGCCCACCAGCAAAACCCGCCACAGGAAAAGACGGTGGTAAGCATTGCCGTTGATCCGGAGTCACCGGCTCAGTATCTCCAGCGCCAGAAACCACAACGGGAAGAGATGCCTGTATACACGCGCTGGGTAAAAACGCAGAAATGCATGACGTGCGGTAATCAGGCAGATGATCCGCATCACATCATTGGTCATGGACTGGGAGGGATGGGAACAAAGGCTGATGATTTGTTTGTTATTCCGCTGTGCCGTAAATGTCATAACGAACTGCACGCCGGGGTAAAAGATTTTGAAGAAAAACACGGCAGCCAGCTGTTGTTGCTGATTCGTTTTTTAATGCACGCGAGAAATTCGGGTGTCCTGAAGTGGAAAGCATGAATGACTGAACGCATAGAATTTGTTTTGCCTTACCCGCCGACGGTGAATACCTACTGGCGACGTCATGGCAATACGTATTTCATCTCGGAAGCCGGAAAGCGTTATCGCCGTGATGTGGCGCTAATTGTTCGCCAGCAGCGGTTGAAATTAAACCTGTCCGGAAGGCTGGCGATAAAGATTATTGCAGAGCCATCGGATAAGCGCCGTCGTGACCTGGACAATATCCTGAAAGCACCACTGGATGCGCTGACGCATGCGGGAGTGTTAATGGACGATGAGCAGTTTGATGAAATCAATATCGTTCGTGGTCAGCCAGTATCTGGTGGACGTATGGGGGTGAAGATTTACCCCATAATGCATGAAGAGCAGGTCAAAAAATGAAACTGGAAGATTTACCGAAATACTACTCCCCAAAATCCCCTTGCCTGACCGATGCATCGGCCTCAACGTCAAAAGATGCGCTGAGTATCACTGATGTGATGGCCGCGCAGGGCATGACACAGAATCGGGCTGAGATGGGGTTTTCTGCGTTCCTGGGGAAAATGGGCATCAGTATGAATGACAGGGCGCGGGCAACAGAATTACTGGCAGATTATGCACTCAGTCGGTGCGATCGTGTGGCGGCGTTGAGAAAACTTCCGGCAGAAATAAAACCGTTAGTGATGCGCATTATGGCTTCGTACGCTTTTGAGGATTATGCCCGCAGCGCAGCGAGTAAAAAGCAGTGCCCTTGTTGCTATGGGGAAAAATTTATTGAAAGCGTAGTTTTTACAAACAAGGTCCAGTATCCGGATGGTAAGCCGCCGGTATGGGCAAAGTGTACGAAAGGTGTGTATCCGTCTTACTGGGAAGAATGGAAAAAAGTCAGGGAGGTGGTAAAAGTTGCCTGTCCGGAGTGTGGCGGAAAGGGTGAGGTTTCCACCGCCTGTAAGGATTGCCGTGGGCGTGGTGTCGCCATTCACCGTGAAGAGTCGGTAAAACGTGGTATGCCTGTTATCAGAGACTGCCAGCGTTGTGGTGGTCGTGGCTATGAAAGACTACCATCAACGGAGGCATTTAATGCTATATGCGAGGTGACAAACCAGATAACACGCGCGTCATGGGAAAAAACAGTTAAGAAATTCTATGATGCGCTGGTGACCCGGTTTGATATTGAAGAAGCATGGGCTGAGCGGCAGTTAAAAAAGGTAACTAGGTAACAAGGTTGATTTTTCCGGAATTTGTGGTAAATTCGTCATAACGATGGGCTTTTTATGCCTGACGTTAGAAGAGTTTCTACAACCCGCCGCCGAGCGGGTTTTTTATTGCGGAATTAATTACGGACCGTTATTATTCTGCTCCCGGCCCTTTAGCTCAGTGGTGAGAGCGAGCGACTCATAATCGCCAGGTCGCTGGTTCAAATCCAGCAAGGGCCACCATCACAAACCGCCATTAGCTTATCAGGAAGAGCAGACGACACGATAACAGGGTTGTTGGTGCGGGGGCGGGTCCCCGATGGCGGTCCATTATCGGTATTCAGCGTTGTTAGCTCAGCCGGACAGAGCAATTGCCTTCTAAGCAATCGGTCACTGATTCGAATCCAGTACAGCGCGCCATATTCATTCTTCCAGATTCCTTCCGGCAGAGCCTTATACTGGAATATACCTGGCTCAGGATATTGTTGAAAATATTATATGTTTGTCAAAAATAAAAGTTCTGTTAAGTATTGATTGAGTGTTTGTTATACGGTCTAATGGTTTTTCAGCATTAAATATTTATCATTCATATGGTGTGGGTAGAGTGAATATTGATGAGGCGTCGGGGTGTTTCATCCTTAGGCAGCGTATTGATATAGTCAATGCAGCACGAGCAAAGGCCTTCAGCCGTTTGACAGTTTTGTTCTGTACTCCTGATCGTCTTTCGGGAAGAGACGTTATTATTCTGAATAGTGATGCTATACAGAGGGTTTGCGATGAGTTCATGGTTGCTAATTCAGAATTATTTGCTCTTGTTCAGGAGTACAACAGAATAGCCAGGACTTGTGGTATGGATGAACTTCGGATTACTCATCTGGGGTAGATACATATCTGGATTATCACCTGTTACGGTAAAAAGTGATTGCTTACTGTTTTTGTGAATGGCATTGCAGCAGCCGGATAATGTCAGTGCTGGCTGACGGTGTGCTGGTGGCGGGTGTGGTGGTTGTTGCTTTCCCGTTGCTGAAAAAGAAAACGCCAGACTGTTAGCCGGGTATCAGTTAGCGGGAGAGATTTTTAAATACTTCACAATTCAGGCGGTTGACTGTTCTCTGGTTTGCGGGGAGTTTGTTAAAAGAAACTGGCATGGTGAATCCCCCTGTGCGGAGGGGCAATCAGCGAGTAGGTATATGGGATAATCGCGGATTCAGGTGCTGGTACTGAATTCACCGGGAGGCACCCGGCACCATGCACTTCAATAGATTCTCTCCACATTATGGATATTCTTTCAGAATATCCCACGCAGACTTTGTGTAAATGTTAACAAATGTGCGTTTTATTTGATCTGATTCGCTGTTTGAGCCTCCAAAACAACGGTATATATAATCCTTTACTATATGACATATGTGAGGAAAAATGGGTTTTCGTAGCGCATCAATTCTTACGTTGATTATTAGTGGGATTATTATCGGGTGCACTGATGCTGTATCGACAAATTATCATGACCGTACATCATATTACTCCGATAAAGCAATAGAGACACAGTATGTGAGTTCATCTGAACGTACTTCTGATGTTAGTGAGGATATCCGTCTGTATGCCCATCAAATCAAGAGCGCCATCGAAAAACAGTTCGGGGATGCGAGTAAGTATTCAGGAAAAGAGTGTACACTGAGAATGCATATGGCCCCGAATGGCCTTCTACTGGAGGTTAAAAGAGAAAGTGGAGACCTCGATTTATGTCGTGAAGCGATGAATGCGATAAAGAATGCTGATATACCTGCCCCCCCTTCGCCGGAAGTATATAAAGTATTTCAAAATGGGGTGCTGGATTTTAAACCCTGATATTTATTGTTTTGTAATAAACGGTTTCGGCTTAGGTTTGTTCTGACACAACTACGGCACTGAGCTAAATTTAGCGGATAGTCAGCTCTGAGCCAGTGGCGGACGTAACAACTACTATTGCTGAGATTTTAATGGATTGAGGAGCAAGAAGTGGGATTAAAGAAAATCGTTATGTTGACTTTTTGGGTCGGTTTTGTTGCGGGATGCACACCTTTACACCCTTCAGATTGCCACAAAACTACTGCTACAGGTAGTTGCAGTTCAGGACGCTGGGATGATCAGGATGAATGGGGGGCGCAAGCGCGGGGAATCAGAGCTGCAATTAATGCCAAACTTGATGAGCCGCATAACTGGAAAGGGAAAAAATGCAGGTTGCATATGGAATTCTCTCAGGATGGCACGGCGTTAAAAATATCTACCAGTAACGGTGATAAAGCCTATTGCGAAGCGATAAAGTCCGCAGCTCATAAAGCCAAATTTCCGGCCTTCAACAATCCGGAAGTCTACAGAGATTTTCAGAAATCTGGCTTTGACATGCGAGGTTAGCTCTTCAATTACTATATCTCATTCATAGCAAACTGACAGATTTGATGATGTTCTATATACGAAACCTGTGATGTCAAGTCTGAGCTAATACAAATAAACATAATATCAGAGAAATACATTTTATTAGCTCGCTACGGCGAGCTTTTTATATTGCATCGTCTCCAGCATATATATCAATTAAGGCTCTGATTGATGTGTCTGGAAGCCTACACATAACAACTATGCCATCCGTTCCGTGCGGAGGTGAGGTTATGAAATCCATGGACAAAATTTCAACAGGCATTGCCTACGGCACCTCCGCAGGCAGTGCTGGCTACTGGTTTTTACAGCTGCTCGATAAAGTCACGCCCTCACAGTGGGCAGCAATAGGTGTGCTGGGTAGCCTGGTATTTGGCCTGCTGACGTACCTGACAAACCTTTATTTCAAGATTAAAGAAGACAAGCGTAAGGCTGCACGGGGAGAGTAATTCAATGACTCAAAAATATGAACTGATTGTGAAAGGGATCCGCAATTTTGAGAATAAAGTTACGGTAACTTTAGCGTTACGGGACAAAAAACGCTTTGACGGTGAAATTTTTGACCTGGACATCTCGCTGGACCGTGTTGAAGGTGCCGCGCTGGAGTTTTATGAGGCAGCAGCCAGAAGGAGCATCAGACAGGTCTTCCTGGATGTTGCTGCCGGGTTATGTGAAGGGGACGAGCTGTTGCCAGAAACGCGCCCCTGTTCAGAGGCGCGGTATACCATAAAAATTAACAGTTCTGATAACTCGATTACGGGTTGTTAGCTTTTTGCAGTTGGCTTTCCGGTATCTTTCATTGGTAGCATCCTGATAAATATCCATGAGCGCAAAAATCAAATACGGCCTGTCAGCTGCTGTTCTGGCGCTGATTGCTGCAGGCGCGTCTGCTCCTCAAATACTTGACCAGTTTCTGGATGAAAAAGAGGGTAACCACACTACGGCATACCGCGATGGTTCCGGTTTATGGACCATCTGTCGTGGTGCCACAATGGTGGATGGTAAGCCCGTCATACCGGGAATGAAGCTGTCGAAGGAAGAATGCGACCAGGTTAACGCTATTGAACGTGATAAGGCGCTGGCATGGGTGGAGCGCAATATTAAAGTACCACTGACCGAACCACAGAAAGCGGGTATAGCGTCATTATGTCCCTATAACATTGGCCCCGGTAAGTGTTTCCCGTCGACGTTTTATAAGCGGCTGAATGCCGGTGATCGTAAGGGTGCATGCGAGGCGATTCGCTGGTGGATAAAAGATGGTGGGCGCGATTGCCGCATACGTTCAAATAACTGCTATGGACAGGTTATTCGCCGTGACCAGGAAGCGGCACTGGTGTGCTGGGGTATCGACAGCTAGCAGAATATTTTGCTGAAAAATGGCGTGTGCTCCCGCGAGCGGATAACACGAAATCCTGCAAACTGGCAAAAGGTAAGTGAATAAAAGTAAAACCCCGGCTGGGGGAACAGTCCGGGGGTGCATTTGACAAATCAGACATGGATATAATTCATGCAGGTAAAGGATAACAATAAAACCTTTCTGAGTATAGGGTGCAGTATGACACCTAAAGCAGCAAATATTGCCGGAATTATTCTTGCATTATCGGCAATGATCGGGGCAATTGGTTTTGCGGTTGCAGCGATAGCATATGTTTGTAGATAAGACAGAAAATACGGCGAATCTCTGCCTTATCCGGGCGGTGGCTTTTGCCATTAAGTGGGTGGCGGTTGGCATCGCCGTGTCTCCGATGCTGTATGGGCTGGCAAAATTGATTGTTGCTCTGAAATCGTGAGTGGTGATGGGTGTCATGAGGGACATGGCAACTGATGATAAAAGCAGAAACAACTTCGCAGGGTGCTGACGATGCCGCAAAAATCATCGCGGTATGCCGGGGCATCAGACATATACTGACGCCAGTTGCATGGATTATTTGTACTGCACTGGTTGCATACACAACAATTTATTTAAACAGATGAGTGCTGATTTTATTCGGGCAACGGCCTTTGCAATTCGCCTTGTGGCGGTCGCTGTTCTGGTCTGGGCAATCCGTTGGTGGTGATATGAACCGTGTTCTGTATGTAGTGATTGCTATGCTGCTGGTGGCCTGTGTTGTGCTTAGTCTGGGGCTGAATCATTACCGTGATAACGCCATCGCCTACAAAGAACAGCGTGATAAAAAAGTCAGTGAGCTGAAGCAGGCGACCGCCACCATCGCTGACATGCAGCAGCGTCAGCGTGATGTTGCTGCGATCGATGCAAAATACACGAAGGAGTTAGTCGATGCGAAAACTGAAAATGAAACTCTGCGCGCTGATGTTGCCGCTGGTCGTAAGCGCCTGCGGGTCAATGCCAGTTGCTCCGCAGCCGTGCGTGAAGCCACCGGACCCACCAGCATGGATAATGCAACCAGCCCCCGACTGGCAGACACCGCTGAACGGGATTATTTCACCCTCAGAGAACGGTTGATGACGATGCAGAAGCAACTGGAAGGGGCGCAGGAATATATCCGCACCCAGCGCATTAAGTAGCTGGAGAAAAAACACGAATCTGTGGTTTTTACTGAGCGCGGTGTACACGGTGGAACATATGGCGGGAAGTTTGTTGCTTATGATTATGCAGCATGGCTAAACCCCGGATTTAAATATGCAGCCTATAAAGTCCTGGATGACTACTTCACCGGAGAACTTCAGCATCGCAACAGCTTAAGTGCGCAGCTCAATATGAAGTGTCATGAGTTTGATCAGAAAAAAGATATGGCGAGCTTCTGTGGACAAGGGCTGGCGGCATGGCGCTATACGAAGCCAGTGTTGGTCGATGAGATTAACTCCCTGGCTAACCAGCTGCAGATAACGATCCCCGGGCTGTCCGGTATTTGCCGGTATGAAATTACCGGAAGGTGCGGTCGTTACTGAGTAACAGCAGGCATTACAGCAGCCCTTCACAGAGGGGCTGCGATAATGTGAGGAATAAAAAACCGGCAGGGGAAATCCATTGAAGATTTGCCGGTGGCAAAAGATGGCCATGCTTTTAACCTTAGTAGCAGAGTTACGGAGTTCAACAACGACCGTCGCCGTTATCTTGCTGAAAGGCGTTTCAATGATTTTCATCAATTTATTCATCAGCAATGGTGATAATCACTCTCATTTTGGCGGGTCCTTCCGGTGGGGTGGCCTGCCACGGGGCGGGAGCGTCGCGGAAAAAGACTAGTTTTTGCATTTCCATGGCGGCGGCAGCATGTTTGGTAATTTATTGATAATTAAAAGTTATTTCTCTTTTCACCTGTACAATATTTTTTTCTCCCTGTCATTAGACCAGTTTGCAATTAATTGAAATATATAAATAAACCTGATTTTCACCTGCCAGATGGAGTTGCTTATGTCAAATGTGAGCGGGATCGGTGATGCTTATTACTGGAGTGTTTTTAAAATCGCCGAGGCCTTTGGGCTTCACCGGGACACAGTAAAAAAACGGCTCCTCGCGGCCAACACTCCTGTGGCTGCGACTGTCAGGGGGAACCCCGTTTACGCCCTGCAGCATGTCGGGCCCGCCCTGTTTAGTGTGAAGCATGAGGCAGCAGACTCTGTTCATGATCCATCCCGTATGGAGCCGAAAGAGAGAAAGGACTGGTACCAGTCTGAAAATGAAAGGATCAAGCTGGAAAAGGAGCAGCGAAAACTCATCCCAGTTGATGAAGTAGTCATCGTCTATTCGTCCATGAGAAAGGCTGTCGTCCAGGTTCTGGAGACAATTCCGGATGTTCTTGAACGCGATTGCGCCCTGACTCCTCAGGCCGTCGGCGTTGTACAGCAGGCCATTGATGACCTGCGATACACTCTTCAGGAAAAATCCTACGAGGCTTGTGCTGCTGAATTAATTCCTGATGAGGAAGGAGAGAGTCTCTAGGAGGAATAATGGGTTTTTCATCAGCCCGAAATTTGGGAAGGGACATATCGGCAGGATTTTCCCCACCACGTCGCATGCCGATTTCGGAGGCTGTTAAAAAATTCATGCGTGTTCCCAAGGGGGCTGGTAACTCGGTGCCATGGGATCCTGAACTGACACCCTACATCATTGAGCCCATGAACTGCCTGGCATCGCGTGAATACGATGCGGTGATTTTTGTTGGTCCTGCGCGAACAGGGAAGACCATTGGTCTGATCGATGGATGGATTGTCTATACCATCGTTTGCGATCCTTCGGACATGCTCGTTGTGCAGATGACCGAAGATAAGGCCCGCGAGCATTCTAAAAAGCGCCTCGACAGAACGTTCAGAAGCAGTGCGGCGGTAAAGAAAAGAATGAGTCCACGTCGTAACGACAATAATGTCCATGATAAGACGTTCAGGGATGGCTCGTTCCTTAAAATTGGTTGGCCCTCGGTCAACATTATGTCGTCGTCGGATTACCGGTTTGTCGCCTTAACCGATTACGACCGTTTTCCGGAGAATATCGACAGCGAGGGTGATGGTTTCTCCCTGGCCTCAAAACGTACCACCACATTTATGTCCGCCGGGATGACTCTGGTGGAGAGCTCGCCGGGACGTGACATCTGCGACAGCAAATGGCGACGTAAGTCGCCTCATGAAGCGCCACCGACGACTGGTATTCTTTCCCTTTACAATCGTGGTGACCGCCGCCGCTGGTACTGGCCATGTCCGCACTGCGGTGAATATTTTCAGCCAGCTATGGATGCCATGACCGGCTACCGTAATGAACCGGATCCCTTTAAAGCCAGTGAGGCGGCGTATCTACTTTGCCCGCACTGCAGCGGCATTATCACTGCGGAGAAAAAGCGTGAGCTCAATAGTGCAGGAGTCTGGTTGCGTGAAGGTCAGGTCATTGATCGTAACGGCAACGTTTCCGGTGAACCGCGCCGCTCCCGTATCGCCAGTTTCTGGATGTAGGGTACATTTCTTACCTGTTTGTATGTTCTGGTGTCGTTTCATAGTCTTTTCAATGAGTTGTGATTTTATGAGTTTCCTCTCTTTGCTTGATAATGAGTTAGTTTATCGCTTGTTATTGGCTTGAATGGACTACATGACGGACTAAAAAATGAGGGCGATAGATGTCGGTAAAGCCATTAACCGTGACTGAAGTTAAGGGGATGAAACCACGTGAAAAGGACTATGCCGTTTATGATGGGTTCGGTTTATTGCTGAATGTGAGTAAAGCCGGTGGGAAAGTGTGGCGTTTCCGTTATAGCCATCCGATAACGAAGAAACGGCAGACATACACGATAGGACGTTTTCCTGAATTCTCACTCGCGGAAGCACGGGAAGTACGTGATGAACTTCGGCGAATGATTGCACGTGGAGTTGATCCAGTGACGGAGAAGAAAAATCGTAAAATTGAGATGTCACTAAAAAATCTACAGACATTTGAAGCTATTGCTAATGCATGGTTCGCTTTTAAAAAGGGATCTGAATTGCGGAAACCTACGCTGTATAATATCGAATATGAAGTATACAAATATCTTGTTCCTTTCTTTGGTAAGTACAGTATAGAAAAAATTACAGCACCAGTAGCTATTAATGCTCTGGATGCCGTATCCGATAAGAATGCGTTGCAAAAAAAATTAATATCAAGATTAAATGAAATTATGAATTATGCTGTAAATTGTGGAGCATTGAAAACAAATCCATTACTTAAGATAAAGACTGCATTCACAGGAAAGAAAAATAAATCATTAGCAGCACTACCTGTTGAAAGATTGCCTGAATTTCTGAGCTGGTGGGATAGTGTGCCTCATACCTATCAAATAGCTCATAATGCACTTTTATTCCAGATATTGACAATGGTCAGGCCAGGTGAGGCGATTAAAGCAGAGTGGTCAGAGATTGATTTTGATTCTGGCTTGTGGATTATCCCCGCGCATAAAATGAAATGCCATCGTGAACATGTTGTTCCCTTGTCATCACAGGCTATTAGTATCCTCAGAACAATGCAGGAAATAAAAAGAGGGCGTTATGTGTTTTTTTCCTCCAGAACAAAAGATGCGCCTATGGGGAGGAATACTATCAAGACCCCAATTGCTGCCAGCAAGTTCAAAGGGATTGTAACGTTACATGGTTTTCGTTCAATGTGGAGTACGCTTTTAAATGAGGAGGGATTTAACCCCGATGTAATCGAGGCTGCATTGGCGCATAAAAGTGGTGATAAAATAAGAGATATTTATAATAGAACTACTTATCTAGAACAGCGTAAGATCATGATGCAATGGGTCGGTGATTTTTTTGATGATGCGAGAAAAGGGGTAATTAATAGATCCGGTGGTATGAAAGGTTTAAGAGTAGTAAATGGTTGAGGAGGTTCAGCAAATGAATACCAATGAAGATATTTTATTTACTAAAGACGTAATGAAAATCTTGCGATATGGAGCAATGAGTGCATTCATCAATTTCTGGAAAGATGAGAATAATGGTTTTCCTCAGCCGTTCAGAATTGGACGGCGACATACCTGGCACCGTAGAGATGTAGAAGCATGGTTAGATAAACAACGAGAACAGGCCAATCCCCACTAATAATATCTTTCATACCCCGCGTGCAATGCGGGGTTTTTTGTATGTGAGGTAAAAAAGAAATGAATAAAAATATTGCCGTGACGGGCAAGGGTGACGCACGTCATGTAAAAAAATTCTGTGATTTTCGTGATCTGGTCGTTCTGCGCTTTGATGGTGTGAACGTTCGCGTGGTGTATCTGAACGGCGATCCGTGGTTTGTTGCAAAGGATGTCTGCGCTGCGCTGGAACTGACCAATTCGCGTACGGCGTTGCAGATGCTTGATGATGATGAAAAGGGAGTAAATTTAACTTACACCCCAGGAGGAAATCAGAATATGAGCATTATCTCTGAGTCAGGTTTCTACAAACTAATAAAAACAAAAAGCGCCCCGTTGCCGGAGCGCCTTTGTGAACAATTAACCTACTGCGCAAAAAATGAATCTGAGCAGTGGGATTATATCAACCATGTGGAGAAGCGCCACAATTGCCGAATAACGGGCAAAACAAAGGCCACCCGCTACGGTGGCCCCTCGACACAAGCTACACGTTATCCCCAACGCATGAGCATTGCCAACAATGCCACATTTGCGGCTGGTGGGCAATGCAATCAGTCTGGTTCAGTTCGTTGCCATACCTGCAATGAGCGCTTTTCCCTGTACTCTTTAAGGAATTGCTCAAGGGCAAAAGCACATGGCGCGAATCTTTCTGATTCATGCTCTATCTTTCTGCGCCGTCTTTTCCGTGCCGGTGATAATGTTTTGGTCAATTCTTTATCGGTCATTGTGTTGTCCTGCATAGCAATGCGCCGTAATACCTTACACCACGGCGCTGATGGTGATTACTCTGGTTCTTTGGCCTTGCGGCGCTGGCGATATTCAACTTCTCGTTTTAATGCCGCAGTAACAAATTGCCCCGTACTTTCGCCAGGCATTTTTACCGCCTCAACATTGTTCATAACTTCATGCGGAACCCTTGCCGCAACGGTTTGTGATTTTGCGTTTACTGCTTTTGTCGCCATGTGGTGTACCCCTCATAAAAAACAAATGCAGTATGCAGGAAAAAAATAAGTGTTCAACACTTGACGTGTTTAACACCTGGGTTTAAATTGGTGTTCAACACCTTGTTGGCGCAAGGTGCAGAAACGACGAAACCCGGCAGTGCGCTAACACTAACCGGGCTTCTAACCACCAACGATAGCGAAAGTATCGAGGTAGCTATGCGAAATCATACCACACACCCGCAAGGGCGGGACTCGCACAACCTGAATAAATACATCTGGCGTTTTATCGCCCTGAGCACGGCACAACCGCGCGTGATTACCATTGAGGCCACCAGCGAACAGGAAGCACGCCAGCAATCTCCGGCTGGCTGCGTGATGGTATTCGCTGCCCGTATTCGTCAGGAGGTGTGCCATGTGCAATAACATCCGTCCGGACGCAGCCGCCGAAGCCATCATAACGCTAATGCACGCGCTGATTGATATTTCTGTTATCGCAGACATGGCGCATAAGCACGCCACCAGTGAAACAGAATATGCCGGGGCTTTCGTTCCTCATTCGCTGGCGGTTATGCAACTTAGTGCGGATATGGCGCTGAATGAGGCCAAAGCCATCCTGATTGCTGATTGTGAAAATGGGGGGGGTTATGCGTGATGATCGTTTTAATTCCCTGAAACAGGAATTTTCCGGCGTTCCTGATGATGCGGCTGATGCGCTTTCGTCAATGCCAGAACTTATTAGAGCGGCTTTTTTCTTACTTTCCACGAGAGAATATAAATCAACGGGGCTTGATGTACTGAATATCGCCGCCGATTATGCGGAATATGTGGCAGAGGCGCGTTACAGAAGAAAATTTCCTGAGGATGTAAGCCATGCGTGATATTTACCACGAAACAATAGACCGCGCATTTCTTGCACTTTCTCACAGTGAAAACATGCTGGAAATATTGCGCATATGGCTTGAAACACTTGGCGACAATGAACGCGACAAACAAAAATCAAGAATTGCCACGGCATTAATAACGCTTCTTGAGCCTGTAATAATGGAACTGCAAGAAATAGATCTATTGCACGACAGATATAAAGAACAGCACACCGGAGAATAAAAATAATGAAACTTAAATATTCTGGCTTAACTGCCAGTGGCAACACTCACCCTAAATTTACGCGCGGTGATATTTACCGCGACCAGTACGGCGGCACGGTAATGATTAAGGGCGTGGAAGAACGGCGTGTAACCTACCGCCGTGAAGGCTACGAATATGATTGCGTGATGCCTGTTTATCAGTTCCGGCGTGATTTTTCTCTGGTACAGACCGCGCCGCATAACGTGCCCACCAGCAACGCCAGGGCACGGGCAAACATCCAGAAGCTGAAAACCATGATTAACGGATTCAGGGGCAAGAAATGAAAAGCGCACCGAACTTAAAAAAACAGCCTTACGACAAGATGACCGAAGTCATTATTTTTGCGGGTAGTGATGCCTGGGCACATGCGAAACAGTGGCAGGAACAGGACGGGCGACTGGCTGGCGATAATGTGCCTCCCGTTGTGCTGGCTGATGATCAACTGGATGAACTGGCAGACCTGAGAATCATCGACGAGGGGCGCTATTGTGTCCGGCTGTACAAGGCAGGCCACATCAGGCCATCAAATATTAATGCCATTGCGCACAAGCTGGCGGCGGCGGGTGTAACTGATGCGAATTATTACCCCGAAGGGATGCACAGCCATATGCGGGAGAACTGGCGCGAATACCTGGAACGGGTGCGCGGGAAAGAGCCGGCGGAAGAAAAAAACCACCAGCGAAAAACCACGCTACCGATGAGCGTTGGATCTACCGGATACGACACGCAACTGGATTACGTGGTTAAGGGGATTATTCCGGCGGTATCGCTATGCAGCATATACGGAGCTAGCGGGTCCTATAAATCATTCCTTGCCGGATCGTGGGCGTGCCATGTTGCCACTGGTCGCCAGTGGGGAGGCCGCAGGGTTGCACATGGTGCGGTTCTCTATGTGGTTGGTGAAGGCGGTATAGGTGTTCCGCGTCGTGTAAAAGCCTGGGAGGTTGTGCACGATGAGCAGGTGAAAAATCTGTATCTGGTAAACCGCCCCATCTTTCCGGCTGCCCCGCTTGATGTTGATGAAATGGTTATCGCTGCCCGTCAGGTGGAGCGGGAAACGGGTAAACCTGTACGCATGATTATTCTGGATACGCTGGCGCGTTGCTTTGGTGGGAATGATGAAAATGATTCCCGTGATATGGGGGCGTTTATCCGTGGTTGTGACGAACTGAAACGACGCACAGGGGCCACGGTGCTGGTGGTTCACCATTCCGGCAAGGATGAGACGAAAGGCGCGCGCGGTTCCAGTGCATTTCGTGCTTCGCTGGATGCTGAATACCGGATACGCAGGGAGGACGCAGGAAGCGAAGCGCTGGTTATCTCATGCACCAAAATGAAGGACGCGGAGGAACTCAAAGAAGCCGCATATGACTTACGCGTGGTGGAGCTTTTTACCGACGCTGACGGTGAATTAATCACGTCGCTGGTGGTGGTGGATGATCCGCGCCCTCCTGTTGAACTGGAGCGCATCGAGGAGGCAGGGAACAAGACGGAAAACCATACCGCGCTATGGGGGTGCATCCGTTCACGCACACAGAACGGCGACAAGTGCACGATCCCGCTGTTACGTGATGACATGAAAAAGCTGGGGTATGAAATGAAAAACTTCCGGCGCTGGCTGTACAAGCTGGAAAAAGATGGGGTTATTCGTATCGATGGGGATGATGTAGCGCCGCTATAAAAGTGAGGAGCAAAAGCGAGGGGGATAGAAAGAGGGCCAAAATTAGCCCGCTCTCCCTCACTTTTCGACCTGTATACATCCTCAAAAGTGAGGGGTAAAAAAATACTTATGAAACACACACATAGAAAAACCGAAAATCCCAACTGCGACGAAGTGAGACGCTTGAAAAAGTGAGGCGAAAAAGTGAGAGGTTGCGAGAAATGACCCAAAAACGCAGAGACAGAACAGAGCCAAAATATAAAGCGTTAGACATGACTGAGCACACCTTAAAGGTGGCAATCAGAACGATAGACCGCCACACGCGGGAAGGATACGCGAAGGAACATCCCGACCTGATAAGCGCATTCATGACCACGGCGGCGGCAAACTTTGCCACGCTGACAGAACGGGAGATTGCCGAAGCGGAACAGGTAACAACCATCAACGTTAAAACCGGAGAGGTGGAATCATGACAGCACAGATAGCAGCTTACGGGCGGCTGGTGGACGACCCGCAGGTAAAACAGACCAGCAAGGGCACACCAATGACGCTGGCACGTATGGCGGTCCCCCTTCCGTGCAGCCAGGCAGATGACGGAACGGCGACGATGTGGTTATCCGTCCTGGCATTTGGCAGACAGGCCGAAGCACTGGAAAGGCACCGCAAGGGTGAACTCCTGAGCGTGGCGGGTAACATGCAGATCAGCCAGTGGACTGGGCAGAACGGAGAAACGCGGCAGGGCTGGCAGGTTATCGCAGACAGTGTAATCAGTGCGCGAACGGCGCGACTGGGCGGCAAAAAAGGTCAACAGGGCCAGGCTACTGACGCGCTGAACAGGGCAAAACAACAGGCGGGGAATGATGATCCGTACGGGGATAACATACCGTTTTAAGCGACGAGTGACAGAAGCCGGAGCAATCCGGCTTTTTTACGGGTCCTCCTGGCGGGGTGGGCCTGAACACGGGGCGGGAGGGGCGCGGAAAAAGGCGCATTTTTTGATTTTTATGGCACCATCACCACCACTATAAGCTATTGATATATTGAGGAATAAAAATTTTTAGTGTCGAATCAGGTTGTTTTTTGTTCATCACTGGAACGTTCCCGAAAACATTTACAAAAAAACAGGCGCAAAAAAAAGCGCCCCCGATTGCTGTTACCGGAGGCGCTTTTACACGACAAAGGAGTTTTTATCGCCAGGATGACGAGTCTTAATATTGCTTCAATAGCAAAAATGCGTCAATGGCTTTGCCTCTCTGAGAATAATCAGAAAAAACATAATCTGATTTTCAGGTAGAAAATGATTTATCTATTACTTTTATCGATCAATAATGATGCCCGTTAATCAAAACGGAGGCGGATTTATGCCAGAGAACAACACCAGAAAGCCGGATAAAAGTGCCACGGTACACATAGACGCCGGAACTATGGAGAAGATCGAACGCTATCAGCAGTTCATCAAAGATAATCACCCGGGTATGCCGGTACCCACGAAAGGACAAATCACACGCAGCGCGGTTGAATACTGGTACCAGGCAACGTTAGGAGCCTGGCTATGAAAACATGGTTTTCCATTAAGGCTATGGCAGATGTTGTCTATGTGCGTATTTATGACGAGATCGGCGGGTACGGTGTAAAAGCATCGACACTTACTGACGAGATCAACGCGTGCGGTAATGCGTCTGAAATCCATCTTCGCATCCATTCACCTGGTGGCGACATCTTTGAAGGGCTGGCTATCTATAACGCCCTGAAAAATCATCCGGCAAAGAAAATTGTACACATTGAAGGCATGGCGGCTTCTATGGCCTCGTTTATTGCCATGTGTGGCGATCACATCGTTATGCCTGAAAACGCGATGATGATGATACATGCCCCCCGTGGTGTTACTGCCGGAGTGTCGGGCGACGTTCGCCGCTTTGCTGACCTGATGGACAAGCTGGGCGACACGATGGCGGAAACCTACGCCGGAAGAACGGGCAGGAGCAAACAGGAGATCACCTCAATGATGGAGGCGGAAACCTGGATGGATGGCAATGAGTGTAAGGCTAACGGCTTCGCAGATGAGGTTATACCCGCGATTACAGCAATGGCCCGAATTGAATCAAAACGAATCGGAGATTTTTCAAATATGCCGGAAAAATTAAAAGCATGATCAGCCAGAAAACTGGCAGTGGCGAACAGGAACGACTTAACGGAATCCGTGAATTGTTTGGCACCTTCAACGGAAGATATAACGACCTGGCTATAAGTTGTCTTGCGGATTCAGAATGTAGCGTTGAGAATGCACGCGAACGCCTTTTACTCGCTATGGGTAAAGAATCAACGCCAACAAACAAAACCACCCCCGCAAATCTTTACTACGCGTACACGGATAACGGCAATATAACCGGCGATGCCATGCGTCAGGGGCTTAATGCGCGTCTTGGTCACGAACGGGCCGAACGCGGTAATCCTTACGCCATGATGAGCCTTTTCGATATGGCACAGGCATCATTAACCCATCGTGGTATAAGCACGGGCAGCTACAGCACACGCTCGCAGATAGTAAACGCGGCATTCACCCACAGCAGCAGCGATTTTACCGATATCCTTGCTGGTGGCGCTGAAAAATCAGTGCTTGCAGGCTGGGAGCACAGCGGCGAAACATTCCGCCAGTGGACGAAAAAAGGTTCCCTTTCAAACTTCCGGGAAGCCCGCCGCGTTGGTATGAATGGCTTCTCAACGTTAAACAAAGTGCCGGAAGGGGCAGAATATAAATACATCACCACCAGCGATCGCGGTGAACCCATCGCGCTGGCTACTTACGGGAATATTTTCAGCATTACCCGCCAGGCGATAATCAATGATGACCTTGATCAGTTATCAACGGTGCCAATGGCTATGGGCCGTGCAGCATCAAGAACGGTGGGAAATCTGGTTAATCTGGTGCTTACAGGCAACGTAAAACTTTCTGACGGAATAACGCTGTTTGATAAAAAACACAGCAACCTGATTGAAGCAGGACTGACAACACCGGGACTTAGTGCAGCACGTCACCTGATGCGCACACAGAAGGACAAAAATGGCGAAGTGCTGAATATTGCGCCTAAATTCCTTTTAGTTCCGGCAGCACTGGAAGATCGCGCGTTGCAGATGATTAACTCAACCGCACCTTTCGGGGCTGATAAAAACAGCGGGATCTTTAACCCGTATCACAAGCTACTTGATATCATCGTCGATCCCCGCCTTGATGATATCAGCGAAAAACAATGGTACATGCTTTCCGCACAGGGAACGGACACAATCGAGGTGGCTTATCTTGATGGCAATGACGAGCCTTACCTTGAACAGCAGGAAGGTTTTATCGTTGACGGCGTGGCCTGGAAAGTCCGTATTGATGCAGGTGTGGCCGCTCTGGATTATCGCGGTATGGTCAAATCAGGCGGGACAGATTCACTATGACAACAAGGCGGCACCAGCCGCCTTTTTTGCGGGTCCTCCTGGTGGGGTGGGCCTGAACACGGGGCGGGCGGCGCGGAAAGAAGCGCATTTTTTTGATTTTATCGTCATCATCATCATGTGCGTAAGTGATTGTTTTTAATTATTTTGATGTAAAAAAGATGATGAAGAAGGTTGTTTTTTGTTCGACATCTTTTAGCGTGACAGATTCTTTACAAAAAATCTGAGCTTGTTTTCTTCACCAGCGCGATGGGGGCACAATGACAGAAGCCGAAATACTGGGATTAATCCGCCGCGTCGCCGGAATCAGCCAGCAGGTTGACGAACAGGCCACGCAGCCGGACAGCATGACCGCAGATAATTATGTGCGTGTAGTGGTGGAGGTGATGCGCCGTGATGGTATCCAGCTTAATGATGTGGATATGCGCAATATACGAACCAGAGTCCTTGAGTTGCTGGCATACCGTCGCCGTTCTCAACAACGGAGGGAGAGCGCGAAAAATACTTACCAGTGGAAGACGCCGGAACGGCTGCGGAGGTAACTTGTTGATATTCCCGATAACGCAAAATTGCGTTGGCTGGTGGGGGAGTTGCAGATCTGCAACTCGATCATGAAATTACGGAAACTACCCGTAGTTTGGGTAGTAAGAGCAACACCCAGATTTTGGGGCTTACTTGCGATACCCAAATAAAGGGTATCGGTGGAAGAAATATCGTTTCTCATATGTGAGTTCCGAGAGCGGAATTCCGCCTCTGATTTGTCATTGTGATCATGCATAGCGGCAATAATTAATATTGCTTCCTTTTTTGCTTTTTTATCGCTTAAGCAGGTACTAAATCTGGGACTATGTTGTAGGGGGCATAACTCAATAGTACCTTATAATCATTTAGTTACCTTTTATTTACTTCTTCCTGGATGGAAGGGCCAGCTGCTGCGTATCAGACCTGGGCGCAACTGGTTTACAAATTACTGACTGCAGAACAGGAGTATGAAGCGACAGGAAGTGAAGAAACACTCAGGGCGGTTATCAACACCGACTGGGGATTACCTTATCTTCCCCGCGCCAGCATGGAGCAACGAAAAAGTGAACTGCTTGAGCAGCGGGCAGAGCCAGTTCCTTCCCGCAGTGTGCCAGATGGCGTTAATTTCCTTGTGGCGACAGTGGATGTGCAGGCGGGACGTCATCGCCGTTTTGTGGTTCAGGTAACGGGCTATGGCAGCCGTGGCGAACGCTGGATTATTGATCGTTACAACATCACGCAGTCATTGCGCAGTGACTGCGACGGGGAGAGCCAGCGAATTGATCCGGCCAGCTATCCGGAAGACTGGGATGTCCTGCTGACGGATGTTTTTCATAAAAGCTGGCCGCTGGCCTCCGATCCTTCTCAACAAATGCGACTGATGGCAATGGCGGTGGACTCCGGCGGTGAAGACGGGGTCACTGATAATGCCTATAAATTCTGGCGTCGTTGCCGTCGTGATGGCCTTGGTAAACGTATTTACCTGTTTAAGGGCGACAGCATCCGGCGCGCAAAACTGATCAGCCGTACATTCCCTGATAACACCGGACGAACGGGCCGCCGGGCGCAGGCCGCAGGTGATGTGCCGCTCTGGCTTCTTCAGACGGATGCCCTGAAAGACCGGGTGAATAACGCGTTATGGCGTGACTCGCCAGGTCCAGGCTATGTGCATTTCCCTGACTGGCTGGGGAGCTGGTTTTACGACGAACTGACGTATGAAGAGCGGAGCAGTGACGGGAAATGGAGTAAGCCGGGTCGCGGTGCCAACGAAGCTTTTGACCTGATGGTGTATGCCGAGGCTCTGGTCATTCTGCATGGATACGAAAAGATCCGCTGGCCGGATGCACCGGAGTGGGCGAGCCGGGAAACCTGGCTGGAGTGTGTCCCGGACAGTACCGAACCGTCATCCTCACCGGAACCGGTATCCACGCCTGTTAAAAAACAAAAACGGAAGAAAACAGTAACTGACGATGTTAACCCCTGGCTGACTTCCGGAGGATGGTTATGAACCAGAATGATATCGAAGCCATGATTCAGCGTTATACGGAAGCTGAAATGGCGGTGCTGGACGGAAAATCCGTCACGTTTAATGGTCAGCAGATGACCATGGAAAACTTATCTGAGATCCGGCAGGGACGGCAGGAGTGGGAGCGCCGCCTTGCGGCTCTGATTACACGACGACGGGGGCATCCCGGGTATCGGCTGGCGAGGTTCTGATGGCAATTCTTGATGATGTGATTGGCGTTTTTTCACCAGGATGGAAAGCGGCAAGGCTGCGTTCCCGTGCGGTGATCCAGGCTTATGAGGCCGTAAAAACGACGCGGACACACAAAGCCCGACGGGAGAACCGAACTGCCGACCAGTTAAGCCAGTACGGGGCCGTGTCGTTACGTGAGCAGGCCCGTTACCTTGATAACAACCACGATCTGGTTATTGGTGTATTTGACAAGCTGGAAGAACGGGTGGTGGGGAAAAACGGGATTATTGTCGAGCCACATCCGGTATTACGCAATGGGGCCATTGCCCGTGACCTGGCTGCGGAGATTCGCACCCGATGGAGTGAATGGTCTGTCAGCCCGGAAGTCACCGGGCAGTTTACCCGTCCGATGCTGGAACGTCTGATGCTTCGTACCTGGCTGCGCGATGGTGAGGTGTTTGCCCAGATGGTTTCCGGGCGCATAAACAGCCTGACGCCTTCTGCCGGTGTTCATTTCTGGCTGGAGGCGCTCGAGCCGGACTTTATTCCCATGACCAGTGATGAGAGCAACAGGCTGAATCAGGGCGTGTTTGTTGATGACTGGGGGCGTCCCGAAAAATATCTGGTGTATAAAAGCCGTCCCGTATCCGGACGGCAGATGGAAACCAAAGAAGTGGATGCAGAGCGAATGCTGCATCTTAAATTTGTTCGCCGTCTGCACCAGATGCGCGGGACGTCTTTATTGTCCGGTGTGCTGATCCGCCTCAGTGCCCTGAAAGAGTATGAAGATTCTGAGCTGACTGCAGCAAGGATCGCCGCTGCTCTGGGGATGTACATCCGGAAAGGCGACGGGCAGAGCTATGAAGCGGATGGTAATGGCAGCAAGGATAAGGAACGCGAGCTTACCATTCAGCCAGGCATTATTTACGATGATCTGAAACCCGGCGAAGAAATCGGAATGGTGAAGTCGGATCGCCCAAATCCTAACCTTGAAACTTTTCGTAATGGTCAGTTGCGTGCTGTGGCGGCGGGCAGTCGTCTGAGTTTTTCCAGTACAGCGCGCAACTATAACGGCACTTACAGCGCCCAGCGTCAGGAGCTGGTTGAATCCACTGATGGCTACCTGATCCTGCAGGACTGGTTTATTGGTGCCGTCACCCGTCCGATGTATCGTGCCTGGCTGAAACAGGCTGTGGCATCCGGTGTTATCAGGCTACCCCGCGATCTTGACCTTTCTTCACTGTATACCGCGGTGTATTCCGGACCGGTGATGCCGTGGATTGACCCTGTTAAGGAGGCTGAGGCCTGGAAAATCCAGATTCGTGGTGGAGCGGCGACAGAATCAGACTGGGTACGTGCTGGTGGTCGTAATCCGGATGATGTCAAACGTCGGCGCAAGGCCGAAATTGATGAAAACCGCAAGCTGGATCTGGTATTTGATACCGATCCGGCCAGTGATAAAGGAGGCAGCAGTGCCGCAACGAAACGACAGGAGCCGCAGCACACCGACGACCAGTCCGAAGAATAATTCCTGGTTCAGGATGCAGGCTGGTCACCAGAGTGACGCGGATATTTATATTTATGACGAGATTGGTTTCTGGGGTGTTACAGCGAAGCAGTTTATCAGTGATCTGAATGCACTGGGCGATATCACCCATATTAATCTCCATATTAATTCACCGGGTGGCGATGTCTTTGAAGGCATCGCCATTTTTAATGCACTGAAAACACATGGTGCGTCCATTACCGTTTATGTCGACGGTGTGGCGGCGTCAATGGCGTCGGTCATTGCGATGGTGGGAAACCCGGTCATTATGCCGGAAAACACCTTCATGATGATTCATAAACCATTTGGCTTTACGGGCGGTGATGCGGAGGACATGCGCACCTATGCCGACCTGCTCGATAAAGTTGAGGCGGTTCTGTTACCCGCTTATGCACAGAAAACCGGGAAAACCACCGATGAAATTGCTGCCATGCTGGCGGATGAGACCTGGATGTCCGGTGCCGAATGTCTGGCACATGGATTTGCTGATCAGGTAACGCCAGCCGTTAAGGCAATGGCATGTATTCAGTCAAAACGTACAGAGGAATTTAAAAAGATGCCGGAATCCATTCGAAACATGATTACTCCGCCACGCAACAGTGCTCCACGCGTACAGGATAATGAACCTGAAGCCTCCCGGACGCCAGTGCAGGCAGCAGCACCCGTGGTGGATGAAAACAGCATCCGTGCGCAGGTACTGGCAGAGCAAAAAGCGCGTGTAAACGGTATTAATGATCTGTTTGCCATGTTTGGCGGGCGTTATCAGACGCTGCAGGCTCAGTGTCTTGCCGATCCTGAATGTTCGCTGGAGCAGGCCCGCGAAAAGCTGTTGAACGAGATGGGGCGCGAGTCCACGCCATCCAATAAAAATACCCCGGCTCATATTTATGCCGGTAACGGTAATTTTGTGGGGGACGGGATCCGCCAGGCGCTGATGGCGCGTGCCGGATTTGAAAAAACCGAACGTGATAATGTCTACAACGGGATGACCCTGCGTGAATATGCCCGTATGTCACTGACTGAACGGGGTATTGGGGTTTCCAGTTATAACCCGATGCAGATGGTCGGTGCGGCGTTCACACACAGTACGTCTGACTTCGGTAATATTCTGCTGGATGTTGCGAACAAAGCCATTCTGCAGGGCTGGGAAGATGCCCCTGAAACCTATGAACAGTGGACGCGGAAAGGTCAGTTGTCTGATTTTAAAATTGCCCATCGTGTGGGTATGGGGGGCTTCAGTGCTCTGCGTCAGGTGCGTGAAGGGGCGGAATATAAATACGTCACCACCGGAGATAAACAGGCCACTATTGCACTGGCGACCTATGGCGAGCTGTTCAGTATCACCCGTCAGGCCATTATCAATGATGATCTGAATATGCTGACCGATGTCCCGATGAAGCTGGGCCGTGCGGCGAAATCCACTATTGCCGATCTGGTTTATGCCATTCTGACGTCTAACCCGAAAATCTCCACAGATAATGTAAGTCTGTTCGATAAAGCGAAACATGCAAACGTACTGGAGAGCGCTGCAATGGACGTGGCATCGCTGGATAAAGCCCGCCAGTTGATGCGCGTTCAGAAAGAGGGGGAGCGTCATTTGAATATTCGTCCTGCGTTCGTACTGGTACCGACGGCGATGGAGTCTGTTGCTAACCAGGTCATTCGCTCCTCAAGTGTCAAGGGGGCTGACATTAACGCCGGTATTATTAACCCGGTGAAAGATTTTGCGACCGTTATTGCAGAGCCTCGTCTTGATGATAACAGCCAGACCACCTTCTACCTGGCTGCGTCAAAAGGCTCCGATACGATTGAAGTGGCTTATCTCAACGGTGTGGATACGCCATATATTGATCAGATGGAGGGCTTCAGTGTGGATGGCGTGACAACGAAAGTGCGTATTGACGCCGGTGTCGCGCCAGTTGATCACCGCGGTCTGGTGAAATGTACGGCGTAAACGTCGCAGACAACAACTCTGATGGCCCGTAAGGGCTTTTTTTGTACCTGAAATCAGCCCCTGAACGGGGCTGTGCGGAGACAGTTATGGCAAAGAATTTTGTAGAAGAAGGAAAAACGGTGGCGATTGTTGCCAGTGCAGCCATCAGCAGCGGAGATCTGGTGCAGGTGGGTGATGTTTTTGCGGTGGCGCTGACCGATATTCCACAGGGTGAAACAGGCGACGGCATGACCGAAGGTGTGTTTATGCTGCCTAAGCTGAAAACGGATGACATGAAAACGGGTAAGAAGGTTTATCTGAAGTCCGGAAAAGTTCAGCTGACTAACAGCGGCTCTGATCCGCTGGTCGGGGTTGTCTGGGCAGATGCCGGAACCAGTGCAGAAGAAGTGCCGGTAAAACTCAATGTCTGATCCCTTTTCCCGGCTGGCAGCGCGTATGGATGCGATCACGGTCAGAAAGATGGGAAAGACAGCCTCGATTAATGATGCCGATATGACTGTGATCCCGGGAGAAACACTGGCAGAGCTGAATGCTCTGTCCGGACCTGCGGTATCTCTGGTGGTGTTTTCTTCGGGATACCGCCCACGGCGCGGGGATCGCGTTGTTTATGACGGACAACAATGGACGGTCACACGGCATGAACGTTTTAACGGTAAGCCAATGATCTTTATTGAGTAAAGAGGTGTGGGATGAAGGGGCTTGAGAATGCCATCCGTAATCTGAACAGCCTTGATACCCGTATGGTGCCACAGGCCAGCGCATGGGCGATAAACCGTGTGGCACAGAAAGCGGTCTCGGTCGCCACCCGGCAGGTTGCCGGGAATACCGTTGCGGGAGATAACCAGGTGAAAGGGATCCCCCTGAAACTGGTACGTCAGCGTGTCCGGGTGTTTAAAGCCAGTCCGTCAGGAAAAATGACGGCCAGGATCCGCGTTAACCGGGGCAATCTGCCCGCTATTAAGCTGGGGACAGCCCGGGTCAGACTGGCCCGGCGTGGTGGAAAACTGCAGTACCGTGGCAGTGTGCTGAAGGTGGGTAAATATCTTTTCCGGGATGCGTTTATTCAGCAACTGGCGAATGGTCGCTGGCATGTGATGCGGCGTATTGATGGCAAAAATCGTTACCCCATTGATGTGGTGAAAGTCCCGCTGTCCGGACCGCTGACACAGGCATTTGAAGATGCCCGCGACCGCATTATTGCTGCGGAAATGCCGAAACAGCTGGGGTATGCACTGAAACAACAACTGAGGTTATGGCTGACCCGATGAACCGACATACACAAATCCGCCAGGCCGTACTGGCACGCCTTCGGGAACAGTGTGGAGACAGCGCCACGTTTTTTGACGGGCTTCCGGCATTTATTGATGCGCAGGAACTGCCTGCCGTGGCGGTGTGGCTGAGTGATGCTCAGTACACCGGAAAAATGACGGATGAAGATGACTGGCAGGCTGTTCTGCATATTGCTGTCTTCATCCGGGCACAGGCACCGGATTCAGAGCTGGATATGTGGATGGAGAGCACCATTTTCCCGGCTCTGAATGATATACCGGCACTTTCCGGACTCATCGACACCCTGATCCCTCTCGGTTTTAACTATCAACGTGATAATGAGATGGCCACCTGGGCGATGGCGGAAATCACGTACCAGATCACGTACACGAATTAAAGGAGGTGGCAATGACCACACCAAATCCACTGGCAAAAACGAAAGGTGCGGGAACGACGTTCTGGATGTACACCGGCAAGGGCGATGCGTTTGCGAACCCTTTATCGGACACTGACTGGCTGCGTCTTGCGATGGTGAAGGATCTGCAACCTGGCGAAATGACCGCTGATGCAGAAGATGACACTTATCTCGATGATGAAGATGCAGACTGGAAAACGACAACCCAGGGGCAGAAATCCGTCGGTGATACTTCGGCGACGCTGGCCTGGCGTCCGGGTGACAGCGGGCAGAAAAAACTGGTTCAGTTGTTCGACTCCGGTGAAGTCTGCGCGTTTCGTATCAAATATCCCAACGGCACTGTTGATGTTTTCCGTGGCTGGCTGAGCTTACTGGGTAAAACCATTGCCTCAAAAGACGTGATGACCCGCACAGTGAAAATCAGCGGTGTGGGGCGTCCGCATCTGGCAGAGGAAGGCACTGAAACAGTGAGCGTTACCGGGCTGACGGTGGCACCGGCATCTGCCAGTGTAAAAGTGGGAGCAACCACCACGCTGACCTTTACAGTAAAACCTGACGGAGCCAGTGACAAAGCGATCAGTGTGCATTCGACAGATCCACAGACTGCCACGGTGACCCTGAACGGGCTTGTGGCCACGGTGAAAGGCGTGAAGCAGGGCAGTGTCAGCATTGTGGGCATGACTTCTGACGGCGATTTTGTGGCCGTGGCTGCGGTGGCTGTCAGCGCCGCAGGTTAACAGGACGATACTCATCATTTGCCCCGGTTATCCGGGGCTTTTTTGCAGGTGGAGAACATGATGTTTCTGAAACAGGGCTCGTTTAATTATGAAAAGCAGTCCGTGGTGCTCAGTGAGCTGTCCGGGCTGCAGAGAATTGAATATCTGGCGTTTGTTCAGCAGCGAACGGCAAAGTTTGATGCCGAAGAGGGAGAACTGCCGGAGGCTGAACGACAGATTGCTTTTCTGCGGATGGGGATGGATATCAATGCCTGGCTGGTTTCCCGCTCACTGTGGAATGCGGAACAGTCTCAGGATGTTGAGACGCTTTGCGCATCCGTTATTACAACATGGTCGTATGATGCCCTGGGAGCGGGGGCGGAGATGGTTCTGTCGCTGAGCGGTATGGGAGCCATTGAGAATGCCGGGGATTTGGAGCATGAGGTGCTGACGCCGGAAAAGTCCTGACGCGGGAAATGCAGTTTGTCATGCGGCTTGCCCGGGAGTTCCGGCGGGCAGACTGGCGGCGGATGCTGTCGGAAATGTCGGCCACTGAGCTTGGTGAATGGGGCGATTATTTCCAGATGCAGAGCTTCAGTGATGTGTGGATGGATGCGCAGTTTGCCTCGCTGAAGGCATTGATCGTGAGAATGGTGTCCGGTAGCAGTGATGCTGCGGTGGCTGATTTCAGCCTTTTACCGGAAGAGAACGGGATACCGGAGCGAACGGACGAAGAACTGATGCATCTTGGGGAAGGTATTTCCGGAGGTGTGCGTTATGGACCAGATAGCCAACCTGGTCATTGATTTGGGGAGTGATGCGGCAGAGTTTAAAAATGAAATTCCCCGTATCAAAAACCTTCTGAATGGTGCAGCCAGCGATGCAGAACGGTCTTCTGCCCGTATGCAGCGTTTTATGGAGCGTCAGACTCAGGCCGCCCGGCAGACAATGCAGGCGGCTTCTTCGGCTGCAACAGCCGCATCCGTCCATGCGCAGACGGTGGAGAAGAGCGCACAGGCTCATGAACGCATGGCCCGCGAGGTGGAGCAAACCCGCCAGCGTATGGAGGCACTGAGCCAGAAAATGCGCGAGGAACAGGCGCAGGCCATGGCTCTGGCGGAGGCTCAGGATAAAGCGGCTGCCGCGTTTTATCGTCAGATTGACAGTGTGAAACAGGCCAGTGCGGGACTGCAGGAATTACAGCGTATTCAGCAGCAGATCCGACAGGCCAGAAACAGTGGCGGGATTGGTCAGCAGGATTATCTGGCGCTGATTTCTGAGGTTACGGCGAAAACCGGTGTTCTTACGCAGGCTGAGGCAGAGGCTACCCGACAGAAAGTGGCGTTTATCCGTCAGCTTAAAGAGCAGGCAACCCGCCAGAATCTTTCTTCTTCTGAGTTGCTTCGTGCTAAGGCTGCCCAGCTGGGGGTAAGCAGTGCTGCAGAAGTGTATATCCGCAAAATGGAGCAGGCAGGAAAAGCCACGCATTCGCTGGGTCTGAAAAGTGCAGCGGCCCGCCAGGAGATAGGCGTTCTGATAGGTGAACTGGCTCGCGGCAATTTAGGTGCGCTGAGGGGATCCGGGATAACGCTGGCTAACCGTGCCGGATGGATAGACACACTGATGTCACCGAAAGGCATGATGCTGGGCGGGGTTATTGGCGGTATTGCCGCGGCCGTCTATGGTCTGGGTAAAGCCTGGTATGATGGTCAGAAGGAGGGGGAAGAATTTAACCGCCAGTTGTCGCTGACGGGGCATTATGCCGGAGTCACTGCCGGGCAGCTGTGGACGCTCAGTCGTGCTATTTCCGGGAATGGTATTACGCAACATGCTGCAGCCGGTGCGCTGGCTCAGGTGGTGGGGAGTGGTGCATTTCGTGGAAACGATATCGGTATGGTGGCGAGAGCTGCCGCACAGATGGAGCGATCGGTTGGCCAGTCGGTCAGCGATACCATAAATCAGTTTAAGCGGCTGAAGGATGATCCTGTAAATGCCGCGAAGGCTCTGGACAATGAGCTGCATTTTCTTACTGCCACTCAGCTTGAGCAGATACGCGTCCTTGGGGAACAGGGGCGGTCCAGTGATGCGGCACGGATAGCCATGTCTGCACTGGCAGAGGAAACCGGTCGGCGTACTGCGGATATTGATAATAACCTCAATGCGCTGGGCAGTACGCTGAAGTATCTGTCTGATTTATGGAGTCGTTTCTGGGATGCGGCCATGAATATTGGTCGTGAAGACTCGCTGGATGAACAGATTTCCGCTTTACAGGAGAAAGTGTCGCGGGCGAAAAGACTCCCCTGGACGGCATCATCTTCTCAGGTTGAGTACGATCAGCAGCGTCTTAACGAGCTTCAGGAGAAAAAACGCCAGAAGGATTTGCAGGATGCAAAAGAGCAGGCAGAGCGGAATTATCAGGAGCAACAGAAACGCCGTAATGCTGAAAATGCTGCACTGAACCGGATGAATGAAACGGAAGCAGCACGACATCAGCGTGAAATTGCGCGTATTAATTCCATGCAGTACGCCGATCAGGCTGTCAGGGATGCGGCGATACAACGTGAAAATGAACGTTACGAGAAAGCCCTGGCATCCGGTAAGAAAAAAACACGCGACCCCCGTAATGATGAGGCCACCCGGTTATTGCTGCAGTACAGTCAGCAACAGGCACAGGTGGAAGGACAGATTGCTGCTGCCAGACAGTCAGCAGGCATTGCCACGGAAAGGATGACAGAAGCGCATAAACAGCTTCTGGCTCTGCAGCAGCGCATCAGCGACCTGGACGGGAAAAAACTGACGGCAGATGAAAAGAGTGTGCTGGCCCGTAAAGATGAACTGATTCAGGCACTGACGCTGCTGGATGTAAAACAGCAGGAGCTTCAGAAACAGACGGCACTCAACGAGCTGAAGAAAAAAACAATTCAGCTGACCAGTCAACTGGCTGAAGAAGAGCTTGCTCAGCGTCAGCAACATGACCTGGATATCGCCACGGTGGGTATGGGTGATCAGCAGCGGCAGCGATATCAGGTACAACTGAGTCTTCGCCAGAAATACCAGCAACAGCTGGAGCAGTTGAGGCGGGATAGTGAGCAGAAAGGAACATATAACACGGATGACTACAGAAAGGCCGAGCAGGCGCTGACGGAGAGCCTGAACCGACAACTGAATGAGAATCGCCGTTACTGGCAACAGCTTGAAGTTGTGCAGGGTAACTGGAAAAACGGAGTCCTGCGTGCATTTCAGGATTTTACCGTGGATGCAGATAATACGGCAGGAACAGCAGAACAGGTGTTCTCGTCAGCCTTCAGCAACATGGGAAATGGCCTGGCAACTTTTGTCACTACCGGCAAACTCAATTTCAAATCCTTCACCTCTTCTGTGCTGTCAGATATGGCGAAAATCCTGGCGCAGGCAACCATGATGAAATCGATAAAAGGGATTGGCAGTGTACTGAGATTTGATCTCAGCAGCCTTTCCCTGAATGCCAATGGGGGGATTTATCAGTCTGCTGATTTGAGTCGTTACAGTGGCACGGTGGTTAACCGTCCGACGTTTTTTGCTTTTGCAAAAGGCGCGGGTGTGATGGGGGAAGCGGGACCTGAAGCCATTCTGCCACTGCGTCGTGGTGCTGACGGTAAGCTGGGGGTTGTGGCGGATATTGGTGGTTCAGGTATGGCGATGTTTGCCCCGCAGTACAACATCGAGATCAATAACGATGGCACGAACGGGCAGATAGGTCCGGCTGCCCTGAAGGTGGTTTATGACCTCGGGAAAAAAGCGGCAGCGGACTTTATGCAACAGCAGGCCCGTGATGGTGGTCGGTTAAGTGGAGCATATCGGTAATGGAGACGTTTCACTGGAAAGTGCGCCCGGATATGAATGTGGTATCAGAGCCGAAAGTGGTGAAAGTGAAGCTGGGCGATGGTTATGAACAGCGTCGTGCGGCGGGACTGAATAACCAGTTGTCGATTTACAGCGTGACGATACGTGTTCGTAAATGTGAACACCCATCTTTAAAAGCCTTTCTGGAACGGCACGGTGGCGTCCGCGCATTTCAGTGGACGCCACCTTATGACTGGAAGCCGATCAGGGTGGTTTGTCGTAAATGGTCGGCAAGCGTGGGGGCGCTGTGGATAACCATAACGGCAGATTTTGAACAGGTCGTGGCATAGGAGGCTCTGATGCAGGATATTCCACAGGAAACACATCATGAGACGACACGCCTCACTCAGTCAGCCCAGGTGGTGCTCTGGGAAATCGCTCTGACAGAGGTCGGTGGTGAACGTTATTTTTTCTGTAATGAGCAGAACGAAAAAGGTGAGCCGGTTACCTGGCAGGGGCGGCAGTATCAGGCATACCCCATTCAGGGGACGGGATTTGAACTGAATGGCAAGGGCAGTGCTGCCCGTCCGACACTGACGGTTTCTAACCTGCACGGCATGGTCACCGGGATGGCGGAAGACCTGCAGAGTCTGGTCGGCGGAACGGTGGTCCGGCGTAAGGTTTACGCCCGTTTTCTGGATGCGGTGAACTTCGTCAACGGAAACAGTGACGCCGATCCGGAGCAGGAGGTGATTAGCCGCTGGCGCATCGAGCAGTGCAGCGAACTGAGCGCGGTGAGTGCCTCTTTTGTACTGTCCACGCCGACGGAAACGGACGGTGCCGTTTTTCCGGGACGTATCATGCTGGCCAACACCTGCACCTGGACCTATCGCGGTGACGAGTGCGGTTATCACGGTCCGGCGGTCGCGGATGAATATGATCAGCCGACGTCCGATATCACGAAGGATAAATGCAGCAAATGCCTGAGCGGCTGTAAGTTTCGCAATAACGTCGGCAACTTTGGCGGCTTCCTTTCCATTAACAAACTTTCGCAGTGAATCCCATGACTGAGACAGAATCAGCGATTCTGGCGCATGCCCGGCGATGTGCGCCAGCGGAGTCGTGCGGCTTCGTGGTGAGAGCGCCGGAGGGGGAAAGATATTTTCCCTGCGTGAATATCTCTGGTGAGCCGGAGGCGTATTTCCGGATGTCGCCGGAGGACTGGCTGAGTGCAGAAATGCAGGGAGAGATTGTGGCGCTGGTCCACAGCCACCCCGGTGGTCTGCCCTGGCTGAGTGAGGCCGACCGGCGGCTGCAGGTGCAGAGTGATTTGCCGTGGTGGCTGGTCTGCCGGGGGGCGATTCATAAATTCCGCTGTGTGCCGCATCTCACCGGGCGGCGCTTTGAGCACGGGGTGACGGACTGTTACACGCTGTTCCGGGACGCTTACCATCTGGCGGGAATTGAGATGCCGGATTTGCATCGCGGGGATGACTGGTGGCGTCACGGCCAGAATCTCTATCTTGACAATATGGAGGCAACGGGTTTTTACCGTGTCCCACTGACAGAGGCGCAGCCTGGCGACGTGCTGCTGTGCTGTTTTGGTTCATCGGTGCCGAATCATGCCGCCATTTACTGTGGCGACGGCGAGCTGCTGCACCATATTCCTGAACAACTGAGTAAACGAGAGAGGTACACCGACAAATGGCAGCGACGCACACACTCCCTCTGGCGTCACCGGGCATGGCACGCATCTGCCTTTACGGGGATTTGCAACGATTTGGTCGCCGTATCGACCTTCGTGTGAAAACGGGGGCTGAAGCCATCCGGGCACTGGCCACACAGCTCCCGGTGTTTCGTCAGAAACTGAATGAGGGCTGGTATCAGGTGCGCATTGCCGGGCGTGATGCAGGCGAAAATGAATTATCTGCCCGTCTTAATGAGCCGCTGGCAAATGGTGCCGTGATCCACATCGTGCCGCGTCTGGCGGGAGCTAAAAGTGGCGGTGTGTTTCAGGTGGTGCTTGGGGCGGCGCTGATTGCGGTGGCATGGTGGAACCCTGTGGGCTGGCTGGGGGCCGCGGCTGTATCGGGCATGTATGCGGCAGGGGCCAGTATGATCCTGGGCGGAGTGGCGCAGATGCTGGCACCGAAAGCCAGGACGCCCACGGCAGCCAGTACAGATAACGGCAAACAGAACACCTATTTCTCCTCACTGGATAACATGGTTGCCCAGGGCAATGTTCTGCCTGTTCTGTACGGTGAAATGCGCGTGGGGTCACGTGTGGTTTCTCAGGAGATCAGCACGGCAGACGAAGGGGATGGTGGTCAGGTTGTGGTGATTGGTCGCTGATGCAAAATGTTTTATGTGAAACCGCCTCCGGGCGGTTTTGTCGTTTATGGAGCGTGAGGAATGGGTAAAGGCAGCAGTAAGGGGCATACCCCGCGCGAAGCAAAGGACAACCTGAAGTCCACGCAGTTGCTGAGTGTGATCGATGCCATCAGCGAAGGGCCGGTTGAAGGTCCGGTGGATGGATTAAAAAGCGTGCTGCTGAACAGTACACCGGTGCTGGACAGTGAGGGGAATACTAACATCTCTGGTGTCACGGTGGTGTTCCGGGCAGGTGAGCAGGAACAGACACCGCCGGAGGGATTTGAATCATCAGGTTCCGAGACGGTACTGGGTACGGAAGTGAAATACGACACGCCGATCACCCGGACCATCACGTCGGCAAACATTGACCGTCTGCGCTTTACCTTCGGTGTGCAGGCACTGGTGGAAACCACCTCAAAGGGGGACAGGAATCCGTCGGAAGTTCGCCTGCTGGTTCAGATACAACGTAATGGTGGCTGGGTGACGGAAAAAGACATCACCATTAAGGGCAAAACCACCTCGCAGTATCTGGCCTCGGTGGTGGTGGGTAACCTGCCGCCGCGCCCGTTCAATATACGGATGCGCAGGATGACGCCGGACAGCACCACAGACCAGCTGCAGAACAAAACGCTCTGGTCGTCATACACCGAAATCATCGATGTGAAACAGTGCTACCCGAACACGGCACTGGTCGGCGTGCAGGTGGATTCGGAGCAGTTCGGCAGCCAGCAGGTGAGCCGTAATTATCATCTGCGCGGGCGCATTCTGCAGGTGCCGTCGAGCTATAACCCGCAGACGCGGCAATACAGCGGTATCTGGGACGGAACGTTTAAGCCGGCATACAGCAACAACCCGGCCTGGTGTCTGTGGGATATGCTGACCCACCCGCGCTACGGCATGGGGAAACGTCTTGGTGCGGCGGATGTGGATAAATGGGCGCTGTATGTCATCGGCCAGTATTGCGACCAGTCGGTGCCGGACGGTTTTGGCGGCACGGAGCCGCGCATCACCTGTAATGCGTACCTGACCACACAGCGCAAGGCGTGGGATGTGCTCAGTGATTTCTGCTCGGCGATGCGCTGTATGCCGGTATGGAACGGGCAGACGCTGACGTTCGTGCAGGACCGACCATCAGATAAGGTGTGGACCTATAACCGCAGTAATGTGGTGATGCCGGATGATGGCGCGCCGTTCCGCTACAGCTTCAGCGCCCTGAAGGACCGCCATAATGCCGTTGAGGTGAACTGGATTGACCCGAACAACGGCTGGGAGACGGCGACAGAGCTTGTTGAAGATACGCAGGCCATTGCCCGTTACGGTCGTAATGTCACGAAGATGGATGCCTTTGGCTGTACCAGCCGGGGGCAGGCACACCGCGCCGGGCTGTGGCTGATTAAAACGGAACTGCTGGAGACGCAGACCGTGGATTTCAGCGTGGGTGCTGAAGGGCTTCGCCATGTACCGGGCGATGTCATTGAAATCTGCGATGATGACTATGCCGGTATCAGCACCGGTGGTCGCGTGCTGGCGGTGAACAGCCAGACCCGGACGCTGACGCTCGACCGTGAAATCACGCTGCCATCCTCCGGTACCACGCTGATAAGCCTGGTTGACGGAAGTGGTAATCCGGTCAGCGTGGAGGTTCAGTCCGTCACCGACGGACTTAAGGTGAAAGTGAACCGGGTTCCTGACGGCGTTGCAGAATACAGTGTGTGGGGGCTGAAGCTGCCGACGTTGCGTCAGCGCCTGTTCCGCTGTGTGAGTATCCGTGAGAACGATGACGGCACGTATGCCATCACCGCCGTGCAGCATGTACCGGAAAAAGAGGCCATCGTGGATAACGGGGCGCACTTTGACGGCGACCAGAGCGGCACGGTAAATGGTGTCACGCCGCCAGCGGTGCAGCACCTGACCGCAGAAGTCACCGCAGACAGCGGGGAATACCAGGTGCTGGCCCGCTGGGACACGCCGAAGGTGGTGAAGGGCGTGAGCTTCCTGCTTCGCCTGACCGTGGCAGCGGATGACGGCCGTGAGCGGCTGGTCAGCACGGCCCGGACGACGGAAACCACTTACCGCTTCACACAACTGGCTCTGGGGAACTACAGGCTGACAGTCCGGGCAGTAAATGCGTGGGGGCAGCAGGGCGATCCGGCGTCGGTATCGTTCCGGATTGCCGCACCGGCAGCGCCGTCGCGGATTGAGCTGACGCCGGGCTATTTTCAGATAACCGCCACGCCGCATCTTGCGGTTTATGACCCGACGGTACAGTTTGAGTTCTGGTTCTCGGAAAAACGGATTGCGGATATCAGGCAGGTTGAAACCAGCGCGCGTTATCTTGGTACGGCACTGTACTGGATAGCCGCCAGTATCAATATCAAACCGGGCCATGATTATTATTTTTACGTTCGCAGTGTGAACACCGTTGGCAAATCGGCATTCGTGGAGGCTGTCGGTCAGCCGAGTGATGATGCATCAGGCTATCTGGATTTTTTCAAAGGCGAGATAGGGAAAACCCATCTGGCTCAGGAGCTGTGGACGCAGATTGATAACGGTCAGCTTGCGCCTGACCTGACTGAAATCAGGACGTCCATAACGGATGTCAGCAATGAAATAACACAGACCGTCAATAAGAAACTGGAAGACCAGAGTGCAGCGATCCAGCAGATACAGAAGGTTCAGGTTGATACAAATAATAACCTGAACAGCATGTGGGCAGTGAAGCTGCAGCAGATGCAGGACGGACGCCTTTATATTGCGGGTATCGGTGCCGGTATTGAGAACACCCCTGACGGCATGCAGAGTCAGGTGCTGCTGGCAGCAGACAGGATTGCGATGATTAATCCTGCGAATGGCAACACAAAGCCGATGTTTGTTGGTCAGGGCGATCAGATATTCATGAATGAAGTGTTCCTGAAACGCCTGACGGCCCCCACCATTACCAGCGGCGGTAATCCTCCGGCATTTTCCCTGACATCAGACGGGAGACTGACGGCGAAAAATGCGGATATCAGTGGCAGTGTGAATGCGAACTCAGGAACGCTCAACAATGTCACGATTAACCAGAACTGTACGATTAAGGGCATGCTGGAGGCGACCCAGGTCAGAGGAGATTTCGTTAAAGCTGTATCAAAAGCCTTCCCGAAAAAAGTCGGTACGTGGGGTAACACGGAAACACCAAACGGTACGGTTACAGTCACCATCAGCGATGATCATAACTTTGACCGCCAGATTATTATTCCGCCCATTATTTTTAACGGTATAGCGTATGACGATCCGGGGAGCGGAAATAACCCAGGAGGCACGCGATACACGGGTTATGGTTTTGAAGTTCGCAAAAACGGCGTATTAATCGCATCCAGAGAAACTAAAGGGGCCATTCCCGGTAGTTACAGTGCAGTTATTGATATGCCGAGTGGCAGGGGAAGCGTCACTCTGGAGTTTAAGATTTTCCAGAAAGGCAATCAGGGGGCAGGCAATATCACCGACTGTACGGTGATTGTGACCAAAAAAGCCGCTTCCGGCATCAGTATTCGTTGAAATATTTATAACCCCAATAAAGGGCGTCAGGAATGACGCCTTTTTTATTGCAGAAAAGCGAGAGGTAATTATGCGTAAAGTTTGTGCAGCAATTTTGTCCGCAGCCATTTGTCTGGCCGTATCCGGTGCGCCTGCATGGGCGTCTGAACATCAGTCCACGCTGAGCGCGGGGTATCTTCATGCCTCGACGAACGTCCCCGGCAGTGATGATCTGAACGGGATTAACGTGAAATACCGTTATGAGTTTACGGACACACTGGGGCTGGTGACGTCATTCAGCTATGCAGGAGACAAGAATCGCCAGCTGACCCGTTACAGCGATACCCGCTGGCATGAAGATTCCGTTCGTAACCGCTGGTTCAGCGTAATGGCGGGGCCGTCTGTGCGCGTGAATGAATGGTTCAGCGCGTATGCGATGGCGGGTGTGGCTTACAGCCGTGTGTCGACTTTCTCCGGGGATTATCTTCGCGTAACTGACAACAAGGGGAAAACGCACGATGTGCTGACCGGAAGTGATGACGGTCGCCACAGCAACACGTCTCTGGCGTGGGGAGCTGGCGTGCAGTTTAACCCGACCGAATCCGTGGCCATTGATATTGCTTATGAAGGCTCCGGCAGTGGCGACTGGCGCACTGACGGTTTCATCGTGGGTGTCGGTTATAAATTCTGATTAGCCAGGTAACACAGTGTTATGACAGCCCGCCGGTTCAGGCGGGCTTTTTTTGTGGGGTGAATATGGCAGTAAAGATTTCAGGTGTACTGAAAGACGGCACAGGAAAACCGGTACAGAACTGCACAATCCAGCTGAAAGCAAAACGTAACAGCACCACGGTGGTGGTGAACACGCTGGCCTCAGAAAATCCGGATGAAGCCGGGCGTTACAGCATGGACGTTGAGTACGGTCAGTACAGCGTTATTCTGTTGGTGGAAGGATTCCCGCCGTCACATGCCGGGACCATCACCGTGTATGAAGATTCCCGACCCGGTACGCTGAATGATTTTCTCGGTGCCATGACGGAGGATGATGCCCGTCCTGAGGCACTGCGCCGCTTTGAACTGATGGTGGAAGAGGTGGCGCGTAACGCGTCCGCGGTGGCACAGAACACGGCAGCCGCGAAGAAATCAGCCAGCGATGCCAGCACATCAGCCCGTGAGGCGGCAACCCGTGCGACTGATGCTGCAGGCTCAGCACGAGCAGCCAGCACGTCAGCCGGACAGGCCGCTTCGTCGGCTCAGTCTGCGTCTTCCAGCGCAGGAACGGCATCAGCAAAGGCCACTGAAGCATCAAAAAGTGCTGCCGCTGCAGAGTCCTCAAAAAGCGCGGCGGCCACCAGTGCCGGTGCGGCGAAAACGTCAGAAACGAATGCGGCAGCGTCACAACAATCAGCTGCCACTTCTGCATCCACCGCGACCACGAAAGCGTCAGAAGCAGCCACCTCAGCCCGGGATGCGTCGGCTTCAAAAGAGGCGGCAAAATTATCAGAAACGAGCGCAGCCTCGAGCGCCAGTAATGCCGCTTCCTCGGCAACGGCGGCAGGAAATTCCGCGAAGGCGGCAAAGACGTCTGAGACAAACGCTAAGTCCTCTGAAACGGCAGCAGCACAGAGTGCCTCCGCAGCAGCAGGCTCAAAAACAGCGGCTGCGTCGTCTGCCAGTGCAGCGTCAACAAGTGCCGGGCAGGCCTCAGCCAGTGCTAGCGCCGCCGGAAAATCGGCAGAAAGCGCCGCATCGTCCGCTTCAACAGCCACAACGAAGGCTGGCGAAGCCACTGAACAGGCCAGTGCAGCAGCGAGGTCTGCTTCCGCAGCGAAGACATCGGAGACGAACGCGAAAGCGTCGGAGACCAGCGCAGAATCCTCAAAAACGGCTGCCGCATCGTCCGCCAGTTCGGCGGCGTCATCGGCATCATCGGCGTCTGCTTCAAAAGATGAGGCGACCAGACAAGCGTCCGCAGCGAAGGGCAGCGCCACGACAGCATCCACGAAGGCGACAGAGGCTGCTGGCAGTGCGACGGCGGCAGCACAGAGCAAAAGTACGGCGGAATCCGCGGCAACGCGCGCCGAGACAGCGGCAAAACGTGCAGAGGATATTGCATCCGCCGTGGCGCTTGAGGATGCGAGCACGACGAAAAAGGGGATAGTACAGCTCAGTAGTGCGACTAATAGCACGTCTGAAACGCTGGCGGCAACGCCAAAGGCAGTAAAAGCAGCCAATGACAATGCTGAGAAACGTCTGCAGAAAGACCAGAACGGCGCTGATATACCCGATAAGGGACGCTTCCTGAACAACATTAACGCGGTCAGTAAAACAGACTTTGCTGATAAGCGTGGTATGCGTTATGTGCGGGTTAACGCTCCTGCAGGTGCAACATCTGGAAAATATTACCCTGTTGTTGTTATGCGTTCTGCTGGCTCAGTAAGCGAACTGGCATCAAGGGTCATTATCACCACGGCAACGCGAATCGCAGGCGATCCGATGAATAACTGCGAGTTTAACGGATTTGTTATGCCTGGTGGCTGGACTGACAGGGGGCGTTATGCTTATGGCATGTTCTGGCAATATCAAAACAATGAACGAGCCATCCACTCAATAATGATGAGTAATAAGGGCGATGATTTGCGCTCTGTGTTCTATGTTGATGGCGCTGCTTTCCCTGTTTTTGCGTTTCTCGAAGATGGCCTGTCAATATCCGCACCTGGTGCTGATCTCGTTGTTAATGATACGACCTATAAGTTTGGGGCAACAAATCCGGCGACTGAATGTATCGCGGCGGACGTTATCCTTGATTTTAAGAGTGGGCGTGGTTTTTATGAGTCTCATTCGTTAATCGTTAACGATAACTTGTCGTGCAAAAAACTTTTTGCCACAGACGAAATTGTAGCGCGTGGTGGTAATCAGATTCGAATGATAGGTGGGGAGTATGGTGCATTATGGCGTAATGATGGCGCTAAAACTTACCTGCTGCTTACCAATCAAGGTGATGTTTATGGTGGCTGGAATACATTAAGACCGTTTGTTATTGATAACGCAACCGGCGAACTGGTTATTGGAACCAAACTGTCTGCAAGTCTGAACGGTAACGCATTGACAGCAACAAAGCTGCAAACGCCAAGACTGGTTTCTGGTGTTGAGTTTGATGGTTCCAAAGATATTACTTTAACCGCCGCGCATGTGGCTGCTTTTGCCAGAAGGGCAACGGATACATATGCCGATGCGGATGGTGGCGTTCCCTGGAATGCCGAATCAGGCGCTTACAATGTCACCCGCTCTGGCAACAGCTATATTCTGGTTAACTTCTATACCGGAGTCGGAAGTTGCCGGACCTTGCAGATGAAGGCGCATTACAGAAATGGTGGTCTGTTCTACCGTTCTTCAAGAGACGGTTATGGTTTTGAGGAAGACTGGGCAGAAGTTTATACCTCGAAAAATCTTCCACCAGAAAGCTACCCAGTCGGTGCACCAATCCCGTGGCCATCAGATACCGTTCCGTCTGGTTATGCCCTGATGCAGGGACAGACTTTTGACAAATCTGCTTACCCGAAACTTGCAGCCGCTTATCCGTCAGGTGTGATCCCTGATATGCGTGGCTGGACGATTAAGGGCAAACCTGCCAGTGGTCGGGCCGTATTGTCTCAGGAACAGGACGGCATTAAATCGCATACCCACAGCGCCAGCGCATCCAGTACGGATTTGGGGACGAAAACCACATCGTCGTTTGATTACGGCACTAAATCCACGAATAACACTGGTGCGCATACCCATAGTTTAAGTGGCAGCACGAATGCAGCTGGTAATCACAGCCATAGAGATGGCCGTCGATTTAACCCCAGTGTTTTTAAAGATACTTATCAATATGGTTATACAAGCTCAGGTCAAAATACCTGGGGTGTACAAGGCTCAGTAGGTATGTCTACGGGGTGGTTAGCGAATACCAGTACAGATGGTAATCATAGCCACTCACTGTCCGGCACAGCAGCATCTGCAGGTGCACACGCGCATACTGTCGGTATTGGTGCTCATACGCACTCCGTTGCGATTGGTTCACATGGACATACCATCACCGTTAACGCTGCGGGTAACGCGGAAAACACCGTCAAAAACATCGCATTTAACTATATTGTGAGGCTTGCATAATGGCATTCAGAATGAGTGAACAACCTCGGACCATAAAAATTTATAATCTGCTGACCGGAACTAATGAATTTATTGGTGAAGGTGACGCATATATTCCGCCTCATACAGGTCTGCCAGCAAACAGTACCTATATTGCACCGCCAGATATTCCGGCTGGCTTTGTGGCTGTTTTCAACAGTGATGAGGCATCGTGGCATCTCGTTGAAGACCATCGGGGTAAAACGGTTTATGACGTAGCGTCAGGGGACGCGTTATTTATTTCTGAACTCGGTCCGTTACCGGAAAATGTTACCTGGTTATCCCCGGAAGGGGAGTTTCAGAAGTGGAACGGCACAGCCTGGGTGAAGGATACGGAAGCAGAAAAACTGTTCCGGATCCGGGAGGCGGAAGAAACAAAAAACAGCCTGATGCAGGTAGCCAGTGAGCATATAGCGCCACTTCAGGATGCTGTAGATCTGGAGATCGCAACGGAGGAAGAAAACTCGTTGCTGGAAGCATGGAAGAAGTATCGGGTGTTGCTGAACCGTGTTAATACAACAACTGCACCGGATATTGAATGGCCAGTAGCACCTATAGGGTAAATTCGTAATGATTACCTAAATACGTTATTCTTTGCTCAAAAAGTGATTTTGCTATAGGTAGAGAGTATGTTCTTGGATTAAGAATAAAAAATCGCCATGAAAGAGCTTCATGGCGAGTACATAAACGTACAAAATGTGATGAAAGTAGAGTGGCGTAAGCCACTATATTAAGATATGACAATAGCGAAGAAAAGTAAATAACATTTTATGGACGTTTAATTGTTAATTATAAAAACTAGAGTGCCCGATATTGTTTATCTTGCTTTAAAATAATGTACTCAAACCAAATTTTTGAGCTAAAAGCTCAAATAATATAAATGCAATGATAATGTTTAATAAGACAATTAGCTTGCTTTGTATTTTCATTTCGGAATACTGTTAAGTAACTTTGATGACCCTAACAATAGATCGGAATTTTCTTAGAGTCAATGGTCACTGTATTTGCTTGCAAAGCAAATGTTTTGGTGGTTATAAGTTTTCTTAATATAGTCACCTATGCAACTTGTTCCGTGTGGAGATTAAAGGTTAAAATTTAATGCGAAGATGGAATTATATTATATTTTTTATAATTAATTTAACCCTAACATCGTTGCTGGCGGCATGGAAGAAATATCGGGTCTTGCTGATGTCGTGTTGGCACTTCCTTAGTGCCGGATATCGAATGGCCAGCTGTACCTGTGGGGTGAAAACTTTATATGGATGCTATTTTTATAATAGCTGGTAAAAACTGGCCGAACTGAAATTCACTGTTGATAAAAAAGATGTGTTTGAGTGTATGTCATTGTTTTCTTAATGGAATCCACTAGAATGCAGCGAATTTAAGAAGGTGGGTTTTTATTGGAATATAAACTACAATAATGCTCAACTCGTTCGTAGAATTGTTTTTTCTTATTTCTTGGAATGCTAACTATTATATGCATTATGGGGGCGATACTTCCTGATAATTTACATGATGCATACATTGAAGCAATAAATTCAATATCATTGTCATCAAAGTTAAAGCTTTCTCCGTTCATTTCAATTCCTTATGTGTTTGGCACAACTGATGCTGTATCCCATGAGAATTTATGCAAGTTGTTATGTTTGATTTGATATTGCAATGATAATTGTAGCTAATTGTTTTCAATTGAGTAAAAGTTTATTTCGAGTGATTAAGTCGAAAAAAAAGATTTCTCACGGTTAGTAAGCGTATTAGGTCAGTATTCAGATATGAATGGTATTAATGACTAAATTTTCAATCATATATGGATTTTTATGCTGATGAAGATGTTTTATTTGGTGATTCGTCAAGCATCTTCACTTAAGTAATCGTATATTTTAAGAGTGCAAAAGAGAAAGGGACAACGTTGCTCGCACTCTGGATTAAATATAGGGTGTTGTTAAACTGCGTTGATACATAATTGTACCGGATATTGAGTGGTCTGAAGTCCCAGTCATTAAGTAATCGTTTCGTGATATGCCGCAGAAACGTTGTATGCAATAACGTTCTGCGGTTGGCTGATGCACTTTCGAGAGTGTATTGAATAATTTCAAGCCGTTATTCTTTTTACGCGTAACACCATGAAAAGACTGCTTATCTGTTGGGGTGTTTTTTGGGGCATATATGGGACAGAAATAGGCCACAGATAGATAGTAAGATCGAACTCAGGATGCTTTTGAAAAAATGTAACTATCTGAAAAAACCTAGAAAGCGCCAAGGAAACCACAGAATGAGAAAAAACATCTGTGAATTATGGATTTCCAGTTATATTCGCTCGGCGCAGCGTTAGTGTTTCATGAAATATTTTTTCCTGAATCATCAACGGCAATGGCGTTAATTTTGGCAATGGGAACCTACGGTGCAGGTTATGTGGCGCGTATTGTCGGAGCATTTATTTTCGGCAAAATGGGCGACAGAATAGGGCGTAAAAAAGTGCTCTTTATTACCATCACCATGATGGGGATCTGTACCACCTTAATTGGTGTGTTACCGACCTATGCACAGATTGGTGTTTTTGCCCCCATCTTGCTGGTGACGCTGCGTATTATTCAGGGGTTGGGTGCAGGTGCGGAAATTTCCGGTGCCGGTACGATGCTGGCGGAATATGCACCAAAAGGTAAGCGCGGAATTATCTCCTCATTTGTAGCTATGGGAACTAACTGCGGAACCTTGAGCGCAACGGCAATCTGGGCCTTTATGTTCTTCATTCTCAGTAAAGAGGAACTGCTGGCGTGGGGATGGCGTATACCGTTCCTGGCGAGCGTTGTCGTGATGGTCTTTGCTATCTGGTTACGTATGAATCTGAAAGAAAGCCCGGTCTTTGAGAAGGTTAATGACAGCAACCAACCCACAGCAAAACCTGCACCTGCTGGTAGCATGTTCCAGAGCAAATCCTTCTGGCTGGCAACAGGGCTGCGTTTTGGTCAGGCGGGTAACTCCGGGTTAATTCAGACTTTCCTTGCAGGCTATTTAGTGCAGACGTTATTGTTTAACAAAGCAATTCCAACAGATGCATTGATGATTAGTTCGATTCTCGGCTTTATGACCATTCCGTTCCTTGGTTGGTTATCCGATAAAATTGGTCGCCGGATCCCGTATATTATTATGAATACCTCCGCGATTGTGCTGGCATGGCCAATGCTTTCTATCATTGTAGATAAAAGCTATGCCCCGAGCACCATTATGGTTGCACTGATTGTGATTCATAACTGTGCGGTGCTGGGATTATTTGCTCTGGAAAACATTACCATGGCAGAAATGTTCGGCTGTAAAAACCGCTTTACCCGGATGGCCATTTCTAAAGAAATTGGTGGTCTTATCGCTTCCGGTTTTGGTCCTATCCTGGCGGGTATTTTCTGCACCATGACGGAATCCTGGTATCCGATCGCCATTATGATCATGGCATATTCAGTGATTGGTTTAATCTCTGCGCTGAAAATGCCAGAAGTGAAAGACCGTGATTTAAGTGCGCTGGAAGACGCTGCGGAAGATCAACCGCGTGTTGTAAGAGCTGTGCAACCTTCCAGAAGTCTGTAA